NGTACCTCAGAGGCTCGGTTTGGTGGGTGCGGGTCCAGGCAGACGGCAAGATCCATCGATTCACCACCGGGCAGACTGAGCGGGATCGGGCGGAGAAATACCTTCGAACGCTACTGCCTCTGTTTCATGAATGCGTGCGACTCGGGATAAGAGTCGATCCCGCGCGCGAGGGGCTTTTTCAGATAGCGAAACGGATCGAAATGGCGTGGATACGGCTTGAACAGTTGATGGCGAAAATGCGGGAGCGAGGGTTTCTTGGCACCTAGCATATTTAAAATCTGGACTTCGGGGCTTGACGCTCTGGAGCAGCTTGTGGTTGCCAGACTCTGGAAGAGAGGGAACTACGAGGCGCGTCTCGCCGTTCTGATCCGTAAGCACCGTTCAAAGTACAGAGACATGCCACGATCGCTGTGGTTGCCCAAGAATGAATTTCCAAAATTCGCTGGGCCTGGCACGATGCTGATCAGAATGACTCCGGATCTAACGCTCACTGTGTACCTTGGTCCGGATTTTCGAGTTGGTGGAAAAGAGTTCCTGTAGACGAAGGAGTTGGAATAGGAGGATAAGTAAACATGGACGAACTGGATCTTAGAGTGCGCGGAGCTAACGCCCACGAGGCGGCGCTGAATGTAGCCAAGTTTCTGGCTGAGGAGTATGGTACTCCGTACGAGATGTACAGAGTCAAGCCGCTTGAGCTGCAACCCGACGGGCGCTGGGCTTGCACCGTGCGCGTAAGATCATGGTGTCCAAACCACAGTAAAACGGAGGTCGAAGATGAACACTCCTGAAGAGAGAGCGGCGTACGTTATCAGCCAATCGGTCTGCGCGCTGATCGAGGCCATGGGCATGGTTGCAGAGAATAAACAGCGCGAGCATCGAGGCGAGTCCATGGCTTACGATGCGTGTTCTTTTCCAGCAGTTGATCGAGCGTTCCGGCGTCCACCACAATGCCGTGGTTGGGTTTCTAAAGTGAGGTGAAAGATGTCAAAGAGAATATTACAGATCATTCCAGCGATGGACTGGGTTGCCGAGTATTCAGATCTAGAGGGTCCAAAAAAAATAGAGTGCCTGGAAGTTGTGTGTTGGGCGTTAGTTCGCTACAGAGACGAGGCAACGGGGAAGGAACACGAAGAAGTTGAAGGTCTTGTGCCGGAAGAAAATCGTATTCGTTCACCTCTTGCGCGAAATTTCACCGGGTACGCGCGCCTGCGAACCATTGTCGACGTGCTCAACCCGAGGGTATTTGCAGAAAAAGTTGCTTCACGATTTCCTTCCACAAGATTTCTGAACTACTATAGAGAGGTTACAACCAAACATCATGAACACGATCTGGAAGTTCAAGATTGAGCTGGATGACGAACAGCAACTGGAAATGCCCGCCGGCTCAACGCCGCTGCGGGTCGCCTATTACGCAGGATGGTTCCGAAGTCAACTACCGCCCGCTAAAGCAGGCGGTTGAAGCGGGGTATCCGATGAAGCCGAAATTTATATTTGTTTTCCCGAAGAAATCTCAGGATACCATGAGCAAGGTTTTACGAAAGCTGACGTGGGCGATTCACTGCAAACTCGGAACTCCATCGTTTAACGGGCTCGGCGGGACATGGGGCTACGGAGCGATTTGGAACTCAGTCGTGTTCTCGATGCACCCGTATTGTTGCTGCACTGACGACGGCTGTCCGTTACACGACCGCTGCACGTGTGATTTAGCGAGAGACCGGAGATACTATGTGGACGGAAGGGAAGTCTCTGTCGAGGATTACACAAAACTTCGAAAAGACATTATTGGACCATCGCCTTCCGAAATCAATAAGTTCGGCACTTCTGAATTCGAAGACCGCGAAAAGGAATGGAAAGAAAAGATCAAGGAGTGCAGTCTCCGGACACGCATTGAAGTTGTCAATTTGTGCCGTTCGTGTAGCGGAGACGGCTTTCCCAATTTCCACGCGAAGGGAATCGGACTCCGTGTCTGGTGGTACAAGTGGATCGGACGCAGCATGGATATGGAAGCTGAACAGAGTATCAGTTGGCCGGAGATCAGAACGGCTTTCCGCGAGTGCTTCGACGACGTGCGGGCTACGCCAAGCGAGGAGGCCAGCGCGATGGTCATCCGTAGTGCACGGATCCTGACACACCGGGACGCGGGGAATCGACTATGATTACCAACCAGGAGGGTCAAAATGCCAAAGAGTAAGGCAGAGCGCAGACGCAAGACTTCCGTACACAGGAAGACGCAGCCAAAAGTACACTTCGTACTCCGAGAGAACGGATTAATAACGGGTCCGGGAGACGACGCGCGCAGGAGGTTCCCGCTCCGCCAGCAGGTGAAGCGTAGGGGCGGGATCGTCTAGTGGAGCGCAGGTACACAACCAGCGAAGCCGCCGGATTCATCGGTGTCAAGCCCAAGACGCTGAGGAACATCATTTCCAGTCAGCGTCGCGACGTGGAGACCGGCCATGCGTTCCTAGCCTACGAGTACGTCGGGCGCCGTCCAGTATTCCGCGAGTCGGTGCTACGCGCCTGGATGGAGGAGGAGCATCGCCGCGGGGTGCGGCATGAGCGGGGAAGGAAGCAGTTTCCGGAACTCTCGGACGAGGAAAAACAAGGCCGTTTTCGCTGTGAGCGTTGCGGCCGCGGCTTCGACTGGAAGCACCAGCTATGGAAGCACGACTGGTACCGGAAGAACAAGGGGCGCTGCTTGCGGCCCTCGAGGAGGAAGAAGCCGCGGGCCTCGGAATGCGAACCGAAGCGGAAGCGTGTGAAGATGAAATCCAGTCGATCCAAGCCGCACCATTCCAAGAGATCGAAGACGTTGGATCGCAGGCAAGGAGATCCACGGAAATGGAGAAGGCCGCCGATGACCGTGGCGCACGGCGAGGAAGACGATTACCTGGATAGCACGTGATCGGACCTTTTGAAATAAACCGCCCCGCTTTCGGTGATGCGCTTGAACTAGCCCGCCAGCTACCGGACGAGTCCGTTCACTGCATTGTGACCAGCCCGCCGTACTGGCAGTTGAGGGATTACAAAGTCGAAGGGCAACTCGGGCTTGAAAGGACACCGGAGGAATACGTCGACAAACTGGTAGCCATCCTCCATGAGTTGCGCCGGGTACTGCGGGCGGATGGAACACTGTGGCTGAATCTGGGCTCATCGTATTCAAGCGGTACCACGGATTTGCCGCAAGCGATGAATCGCGTTCTCAAAAGTTGCCTTGTATTCGGGCTTGACGCCTTTCCTATTGCTACGACCACCGAGGGTATCGATGTAGCGACGCACGACGAGCGGACGCCAAATGGCATACTCCTGCCTTTTTTTGGTGCGGAGGGCAGAGGTATCGAAGAGGGGGATGATAACTTCTCGGAGATCTTGGATTGCCTCACATGCCCAAGAAATAGATTTCCTGGTAGTGCCCTGTGCAGCATGTTCGGCAACGCGACCGCAACCAATGTTGCTGTGCAGGTACTTGATAGTGGGGGCATCGTCTTCCCGAATCTGAATACGGACTCCAAGGCGAAATTCGCTGTATTGCGGACGGCCAGTGCAGAGGCGGGTAAATACAGTAATACTTCCCTCGCCGTCAAAAAATCCGGTGAACCAGTCGCAAAACTGGCGGTTCGCTGGCATCCTAGTTGGGACTCCTTCTCTCTCGCAGCGGGAAGTAAAGGCATCCCAGATGCTGATCTTGTGAACCAATCTGTTTCGCTCCGAGATGGTTCTTTGCCGTTCACCTGTCTTTTTCGCGATTTCCGCGTAACTAAGGCCAGCAAGCAGCAGGTTACGTTCGAGAGCATAGGCAACTGCTTTGTCTTTGTGGTTTCCGACGTAGGGCATTTGTGGTTCTCCTTATCCGATGGCTCGTTTATACCATATAGTAGAGTATACGACGAAGCCAGCCGGATGTCAAAGCGAGAATGCGCTAAACAGGAAATAGACACACCGAATATGGTAAAAGTAGCCATGCAAGAAGACGGGTGGATATGCCGCCAGACAATAATCTGGTCCAAGCCGAATCCCCTACCAGAATCCGTGACAGACAGAACCACCAAAAGCCACGAATACGTGTTCCTTTTGTCGAAATCGGAGAGGTATTTTTATGATGTTGATGCGGCAAAGGAGCCGAGTATAGACGCTGAAAGTTATAGACCACGAAGAAGTAGGAGTTCTGACAAAAGAAAAGGGGATCCATATTTTCAAACTAGGGTTGGTAATCATGCAGTTGGCAAATTATACCCAATGCGTAACAAACGTTCCGTCTGGACGATACCAACCCAACCATATTCGGAGGCGCATTACGCGGTGTTTCCTCCGAACCTGATTAAACCTTGTATCATGGCAGGGACTTCGGAACGGGGCTGCTGTCCGCGTTGCGGTGCGCCGTGGTCGCGAGCCACGGAAGAGGGCGAGCCCGTGAAGGTTAAGAACTGCGCGCGCAAGGGACATCAAGTAGACCATTCCCAAGGCCGCCACGGTGAGACGAGCGCATTCTACACGGGCGTCGTGCATAGCAAGGTTACGGTTGGTTGGGAACCCGGTTGCCAATGTGGTGCGGACTCGCCGATACCTTGTACAGTACTCGATCCCTTTCTTGGCTCTGGAACCACCGGCCAAGTCTGCCAAGACCTCGGGCGCAGTTGGATCGGCTTTGAACTGAACGACGGGAACGCCCCGCTGATCGAGAAGCGTACGAGGCAGCAGGGTTTGTTTTCTAGGAGGGAGGGCCTCTGAAATGTTCGGATCGAAACTGATTCTCGTCTCCACGGGCGCGAAGATCCCGGTGCGATGGGTGCCATGCATCGGCCACGAGGATAGCAGGGCGGTTTTCACCGTCGAGGTGCGCCACCGGCGCTGGGTGCGCGAGATGGACGCCTGGTATGGCGCCGCCAGAGCCAGCGTGGACACCTCGGCATTCGAGCTGGACGTTCGTTTACAGGATCGGATCCGGAAGATTCTCTACATCAGGGCATTTCCGATACGACGAGAGCAGGTCGGCAGGCGCGTGAGATACACTCTGACTTACGAACGATCGTGTTGGATATTTTGCTCGGGGGTTACTGACGAGATGACTGACAAGATCATAAAATTCGATCCCGAACGCAGGCCCGTGGAGATCAAGGATCGTAAATTCTGGAACAACGAACTTCGCGGGAAACACGAGTGTAGCCATTTTCCCGTTGTGGTGGATGAACGGTTACGTACAGTGCAATGCGAGAAGTGCGGAGTACAACTTGACCCTGTTCAAGTGCTCCTCGAATTCGCCGACAAATTCCGGCGAATCGATTACAAGCTTGATGACATGAAGAGGTACGAAAAGAAGCAAGAGGAACTCAGACAGAAAGCCAAAGAGCGATACAGGAAGCGTAAGGAGAAACGGAAATGAACGATGCGTTCATACTGGCAAAGGAAGCTCTTGCCAAAGCAAAGGAGGAGTGATGTCGAGTATTACTGTGTACGGAAGCAGCGATGATCTGATCGAGGTTGAGGGAGACATCGAGGAGGAATAGAATGGTCGTCTGGTGGCTGGTGTTCGTGCTGGCTGTCCCGGTTTATTTCCTGTGGGTGGCGATCCACGAGTTCTCGCACCTTCTGGTTATCCACCGGACGGCGGGCGTGCTCGAATGGAAAGCGAAGCTGTATCCCCATGTCGGCAAGAGCGGTTTCCGCTTTGGGGCTGTCACCCACACTACCAAGAGAGACATCAAACCCGACGATCAGGTTTGGATATCGTTTGCTCCCCGCATTCCGAATTACATAGCTGGGACATTCCTGGTACTGTACGTCGGTTGTTTTGAAAATCCCTACGTGAATACGGCCTGGTTGGTGGTGTGGGGCGCTGGCCTCGTCGATTTGGCCGTTGGATTGATCGGATATTCGTCGCTCTCTGATCTGCGTAGGGAAGCATCTGCATCAGATATCAGTCCTTGGTTGTTGCGGATCCTACGTTTTTGTTTTCTGATCGCCGTAGCGTTTTCGACCATCTGTATTCTACTGGTTGAGTCCGTGCAAGATTCTGGTATCGGTTGTGATAGAATATAAAAGAAAGGAGGTCCTGCTCGAATGGCTGGCACCAAGGATATCTGGGCGAAGTTTGGGATGACGGAGGAAGAATTCACTAAGCTGTCGGCGGATGTGAGACGCGTGTGTTCTAATGGTTGTCGATACTTTGTCCGCGAACCACATCCGAGAAAGGGGATGAAAATGAATCCGTGCGTGATCTATGCGCGAGACGGCAAGACAACCAAGGAGCAGAGCACGCATCGCTCGGCATTGGAAGAGGGCAAGGACTTTCTCAGACAAGTTCTCGAAGGCGGCCCGATGGTTGTGGGCGAGATTAAGAAGCAGGCCACGGAGGCTAGGATTTCAGAAGCAACGCTTCGACGAGCAAAGGCGGCGCTGAGAGTCCAGGCTGTCCAGGATCGCTCCGGTACGGGCCGGGGTGTGTCCGGGTGGTCGTGGGTTCTAGGTGATCATGTCCTAGGAGAGCAGATGGCGGGAGAGAGCGAGGAGGAGTTCCCAATGTCACGGAAGATGACTGAGAGCGCGGACAACCCGGAGATCGGTGTCATTCGCGCCCTGACCACGGAGTTGAATGCGGCGGCGGCGGATGCAAAAATCAAAATCCAGGAGATGGAGGTGCTGTTCCGCGATCTGGAATGCGGAGTGGAGTCCCCGCTGATCCCCGTACGGCAGGTAACCCCGGATGAAGTAGCCTATCTGTACTACGGACTCGGACGCGAAAAGGATCTACCCTCCCCAAAGCGCGAATGGGGTCTCTGGATCTGCTGGTCTGAATCAAAGAAAAAAACACAAAAACTGGAACAGGCGGATCGGCTGACAAGGATTCATGCCGCGCGTGTGCTGCCCCAGATCCTCGATGGTGTGAGGGGAGTGCTCGAAGCGGAGATCGCGGCCGCGAACGCACCGGTGGGCGGCGTGCGTTGCGGGGTCTGGGGGTGTGAAAAACCGGGACGGGAGTGGATCAAAGCGGATGGCGGCGCCCCGCTGCTTCGTTGCGAAGAGCATACTGATCCTGCGTCTATGATTTCTGTATTTGGGCGAAGTTTGGGATGACGGAGGAAGAATTCACGAAAACGAGGCCAAACACTCGGGAAAGGAGAAGACCATGAACGAGGGAGAGAAACTAGTGAGATTGGATCCATGCATAACTCTGGAAATACCTGGGTTCCTACCTATCCAGCTGGAGGACGGATGGGCGGTTATCAGCACCTGGGATCGGAAGATAATCGAGTGCGGGTTCCCAACAGAACTGGAAGCACGTAAGCGAGCGGGAACCGCCTATATTCTGCTGCAGGTGAAGGCCGTGGTCGAAAATCGCCTACAGGCTGTGGTGGCCGAGTGCGTCCGCGCGTTCATGGAGTTTCCTAAGATCGATAGCTGCGATCTGGACTGGCTGATCGCGGAGATACGAGGCCAGGTCTCTCTCTGCCTGGAGGATTTTCCGTCTTGGGCCAAGGCGAATCGTGAACTGCAAGTTTAGGACACGTCAAGATGCATCTCAACCTCTACGACCGAAAGGAAGCCAAAGAAAAAAAAAGGAGATTGACCAATGGCAAAGGTGGAAATAATGAATAAGCTCGATGTTTCGGAATGGGAAAGACAAGAATTCAAGATCATAGCACCACTTCCGCCTGGGATAACCGTAGATGAGATGGAAAAACTGATCAGGGGTGCTATTATGGGAATGTACATGGAACAACAGATGTTCCCAGCCATGTCAACCCAGTAGGTCGAGGGAGAATGGAGGGCCGTTGCCCCGGTACCGTAACGTACGTAAAGAGGAGGTGGTTGTGAATGTCGGATCGTTATTCACGGGAATCGGAGGATTCGACCTCGGATTCGAGAGGATCGGATTCAAGATCTCCTGGCAAGTCGAAAACGACAAGTTCTGCAACCGACTGCTCCGGGAGAAGTGGCCTACCGTCCGGCGATACGGAGACATCCGGGAGGCGTTGCCGCTTCTCGAAACAGTTGACCTTATTTGTGGAGGTGACCCCTGTCCTTCCCGATCACGTGCGAGAGGCAACCGCCCAAGCAAGCACCCCGACCTTGCCGGATACTTCCTCGCCGTGGTCGGAAGACTACAACCACGATGGGTGGTCCGCGAGAATGTTCCTGCACCAGATGTTGTGCACTTCGCAGCGGCCCTGGAAACCCTCGGATACGGAGTCGTTGCTTTCGAGCTCGACGCTAGAGATTTCACAAGTCAGAGTCGTCGGCGGCAAATCCTTGTCGGAAGTTCTGGAGGAGGAGCCGCCCGATTCAAGCGAGCATTACTTGACGCCCAGCATGGTTCTAAGATTAGTCCGTCGCGCCCTGAAGAGACGACGCCCATTGCAGCGTGTGTTACTGCGCACCCCGCGAGGATGGCGGCGGAAGACAGTTATTGTTGGGAGCCGACAGTCTATTGCCTCAAGGCATCCGATGGAGAAAAGGGAGAAATCTACTCCGGATTCGAGAGCCAAGGAAACGTCTTGTGCGAAGACAGCGGGAGACTTCGTGTTCTCACTCCTGAAGAGTGCGAAGGTCTCCAAGGGTTCCCCCGAGGCTGGACTGCTCGATTTTCTCGCTCGCGCCGTAGAGAGATGCTCGGAAATGCAATTACAGTTCCCTTCGCGGAGTTTGTTGGAGGACTGATCGGCGAGTTGGAATCGGAATCCTGAAAATCTTAAAACTCAAATCTTAAACTACAACCCCCCAACTTAACCTAAAGCCCTTAATTAATGGGGTCTGGTCTCGTCTGATCTTGTCTCTCTCCATACAGAACAGAAGAGGGAAAAAAAATAGAAGAAAAAAATAAAAAGAAAAGAAAGAGAAAATAGTGCCATTGCGCCTATATTCTTTTCGACCAAAGTATCGCACTATATCTAGCCCATCTGGCCAAGTCGTAAATAAATGCTAGCCAAATAAACCCCATCTAGTATAGTAGTTCTCTGGAAAAGTAACCCACAAACACTAGGGGATTTTAGGGTCGGTCAGAAAATTGGCAAAGGGATAGAGGAGAGAAGCCCCCAAGCCGAACTCAGCGCGACTCGCTGTCAAGCTAGCTTTACACTGTCACTCAGATGTTCCACTATCCCCGATAACTGCCTGATGGTCCGATAACCTCCATTATGTTAACTTTTCCGGCAAGGCATTGAAAATAAAGGATTCCCGATCACCGGAAAAATCTGGTGTTCAGTGACAAGCCAGCTTTACGACTGTCACTAATCGGTGACACTTTCGGGAAAGAGCCCCCCCCACTCCAGATCTTCTGCGATTCCCGGATACTACAGATCGTCTGTCCCCCTCACGTTCCCAGCGCGACTTTTTTTTCTGAAAACCTTATTTTGCTTTATTTTCACGATACTAGAGAGCTGTGTACGCAAATGCACACTTATCGTGGTGTGGTCTTACGCCTAGTGCTTTGATTTTGCAGGGACTTTTGCCACATGAGTATACATTTACACACTTACTGCGCAATAAAGTATGCGTTTCCACACTTTTTGGGAGATCCGACGATCTGTAGTGCTATGATTTTATTAGATTCTGGTGGTAAGGGGTGCATTGGCACAGTATGTGCAGTGATCTAATGACATGAATGCAACGCTAACCATGAGGAGGTCGGAAATGCTGGGACATAGGATTGCGAAACCCATAGGAGGTGTGAAATGAAACGCATAGTTGTCACTAGGCACCCCGCTCTCGTGGATTACTTGCGAGAGCAGAACCTGATTGAGGACGACGTGACCGTCATCGATCACGTGAAGAGTTTCACGGAGATCGAGGGCTGCCATGTCTTCGGTGTGTTGCCGCTTAGCCTGGCGGTGCACGCTGCGATGGTCACGGACGTGCCTCTGGCGCTCACGCCCGAGGATCGAGGCAAGGAGCTGGACCTTGCCCGCGTCCGTGAAATCGCTGGCGCTCCCCGGACGTACCAGGTGTACGACGAGGAGAAGTTGGATGCGGTACGTGAGTACCTCTACCAGTCCTGTGAGGGCGCTCGGGGGCTGGATCACTTCTGGCCAGGACGCGAAGGAGATCCGAAATGATATATCTGGGGAACTCCATTGACGAGTACGAGGGCGGGACCGAGATCCCGCTTTGGCTGGCCAGAGAAATCGTAGAGCTGGCCAACAGAGCCGGCGAGTTTCAGCAACTTGAAGTCGGGTGCTACCCGGCGGTTGGGCTGCTGATCTACTACGGCAGCGGCTGCATCCGGCAGGCGTACGCACGTCGGTATGTGCGGGCCGAATTTGATCATGGTGGATGCGACTACCATTTTCTTGGCCAGGATTAGCTCGCGGATGAATTTGCGCCCTGGGGGCGCGCGGGAGGTGGAAATGCGAATATACAAGAACAGAAAATTTTGTGGGACTCTAGAGAGGACTCTCCAGGGCGCCGTCAGGGCAAGGCGCCCGGACGGGGAAGAGCGGGGGTTCGCCACCGTCCTCGATGGTGGACGGTGGCTAGCGGGCAGTCTGACATATTGGACTGCTCCGAGTTGGGGCGGGGACCCCACGTCCGATTGCCCCGATCGTTAACTCCTCCCGAGGGCGCGCCTAACCCCGCGCCCCGGACTTTGCGCCCTGGAGGGCGCGGGAGGTGGAAGATGAGTGAGTTCCTGTGCGAATACTGTGATAGTGAGGCAACACGGGTTGCCTACTACGGCGACGAAGACACTTGTGTGGGCGGTGGACAGGCGACTGTCCACCTGTGCGCCGAATGCTGGCCACCGTGCCAGTGCCCGGCCGACCCTCATGCGTCATACACGCATGAGGAGGAGGTGTAAAATGAAAAAAAAGATTATCGATGCCGCCCCGGGTGCGGCGGCCAGCAACGAGATGTCCCTGGCGGCGGCCAGAACGGGAGTTACGGACCGATACATCGTTGAATTCGAGGCCGACTCGGACGATCCCGAGCGGGGCTACCATGTGGTGGCCGACACCGAGGCCACCGTTGAGACCGGCCACGAGCTGGCCCGGGTGACCTGGGGAGAGGGGCTGTCGTACAGCGGGGCGGGAGATGTCGCAAAACTAATCGCCGCCGCGCTGAACTCATATCAGGATATTCATGCGGCAGCTCCGGAACTTCTTTCCGCCTGCGAGGCTGCTTTCCAGCTTGCAACTATCCAAACGAACCGGCCCGGAAAGCATGGGACCTTGGCCTACAGAGTGTCGGAGAAATGCCGCAAGGCGATCGAAAAAGCCAAAGGAGAAAAGCCATGATCCAGTACCTAAGAACGGAGAAGGACAAGGATCGCGCACGAGCATTGGCGAAGAGCGTGCTATTTCATCTACGCCGAGCTATCGTGGAGTGCGAACGACTGCAGAAGTTGTATGATCGCGTACACGATTTTGGCACGGCAAACACTATCGCCTTTCACGTGGATAATCTGCGCGATGATCTTTCCAGCGAAGACGGTGAATGCGGATTGGAGCCGTTCTTGCACAAGTTGATCAAAGAACAACCGGCCAAGCCGTAGAAAATTGTTCTTGAAGGAGGGATGAAGCCAATGACTTGTTTTTGCGGGGATACAGGGTGTCCTAGTTGTGGGTTGGCTCAAGGAACGTTACCGCCAAGGATCGAAATCGGAACGGCTGAGATGCTCGACGCCTTCATAGCCGGGGTGGAGTACTACCAACCCACGGCTGGCGGGCACGATCTGGAGCACGAGGAGGCAGGCGTCACGGAGTGCACGACCGAGAATCTGCGTGATCTGTTCGCGATGGCGCCCGAGCGCCCGGAGCGGATCGAGATCGGGCCGAATGGCGGCGTGCTGATCTGCTGGCCGACGCTGGAGACCTACCTCGCTACCGGATTCGGCGTCGGGTACGCAGGCGAGGGCTCCGAGGGCTTGGTACGCTTCCTGGTGGAGCACGGCTTCGGATCCGAGGAAGATATGCGCCGCATAGTGCGCGGCGTCGGACAGGATTTCCGCGGCGTTTTGATCGTGAAGGGAACGGTTATCGATGATCAGCCTCCGCTACAAGACTGAATCTCAACTCCGCGCGCTGATCTGTTTCTACGAGCGAAGAGGGGATCGGGCCTCTGTCCGCACGATCGAGAACGAGATCCAAAGGCGATCCGGATGTGGACCGCCGGAAAAGAGGCGTGAAGCGAAACCAGCAACGCCTCCCGAACCAAAACCGTTGGAAGGCAAGCCCGATCCCGGCGACTGCGCACATGATTGGTTCCCTATGGAGCGCAGCAAGGCCGCAGATCGCTACCGGTGCCGTCTCTGCGAGGCCATCGGCTGGTACGAAACATTCCACGCAGGGAGAGTTCGTGTTTACATCTGCCAGCACCAGGGTTGCGAGCGGCCAGTGCAGGGGATCAACACCATGGGCGGGCGCTACTGTCGAGAGCACTATTTCGATAAACCTTTAATCTGAAGAGAAAGGAAACCGAGATGAGCTATACGACCATGGTTTTTCTGCGTGGGAGGCCATCGAGTGGTTGAATGAAAAACAGGCTAGAAGAAGGAGACGACATGTTTGCAGAGCATAATAAGGGAAAACATTATTGGCCAGGGATTGGGTATGTAAGAGGTAAAGTTGCCCGGCGCGTACTTCTGGCAGGACGTGGTAAGGATATAAAATGTCCATTTTGCCGCACATACACAAACACGGAAAACGCTATTCGTAACTGCCCAAGTTGTGGTCGGAAATGGTTTCAGAAACGCAATGGTGACTACGTATTTGTTGCGTGAGGAGATTCCAAATGACAAAAGAAATACCAGAAGGGTACCTACCCAATTGGAAGAATGTTGAGGAGGAACATGAGGCTCTTTATGCAGAGAAATAGGTTATGAAACCAGATTACGCGAAGGAGACGAAATGCCTAAGCTGATAAGAGATTTCGGCGACGGACGCCAGCGCACGATCGAGACGACAGCGGTGATGCTAGCAATCGAGCTAGCCGTCGAGCGCCTTGGTAACGATGCTCTAACCTGCGCGGCCATCGGTGTGTCTCGCAACATCCTGGCCCGCTGGCGGGCCGGCGTCGTCCCTCGGCGTGTCAACCTCCGGGCCTTGGCCGAAGCCGCGGAGATCCCCGTCGAATGGTTGCTCTAAAACTTCACTCTTGCATTGCCTCGATCTGAAATGCTACCCTTGCGGACATGAGTGCGGATAGACTCGAGAGCGCCGAGCGCTTCGAGCACGCCACGCGGTTGACGGTCATGCAGCGCGTGCTCGACTATCTGGAAGAAGGCCGCACCGACAACTGGATCGCCGAAAAGCTCGGTCTTGGTCCCGACGAGTACCAGGATCTCAAGCGCGGCGCGATGAAGGCCCAAGTCAGCGCCATCCGGCGGAAGACCACCGAGGAGGTCTACGCCGACTACCTCGTCCAGCAGGCCGCTTGCATCCGGGAGCTGACGAGCCTGTCGAAGACTTCGCGGCTGAAGAGCAACCTGCCAGCGCTGATCTCCGCGGTCCGCGCGAGATCCGAAATCCTGGACAAGATCATCAAGATGGGTCAGGACTTCGGAATTATCGAACGCAAACCGGAGCGGAAGGAGATCGCGCTCGGCGTCGTCGTGGCTAAGCTCTCGAATGAAGAACTCCGTCAACGCATTCTGAGTGAGCTGTGCGGGATCGATGTGCTCATGAAGAAATTCGGGGACAAGAATCTGTTAGATTTGAAGCCGGGAAAGCTCCACAGAAAGCTCCCGAGCTTGACACGAGGCAGGAAGGCTTCTACAAGTCTTCTGGAACCGGTCGACGGCGCCAGGAAGTCGAAGACTAACCGCTCGCGCGCGAACAAAGTGCATCGCGGCAGGAAGGTGGTGAAGAAGTGAGGGAGAACCCGGAACAACTGGCGGCCAGGAAACGTCTTCTCGAACGCCGACTCAAAGACTTCTGGAGGCTGGAAGCCCAGGGCGAGGTCAGCGAGGAGGCAAGAAAGATCCGCCGCGCGATCAAGAGAATCGATCGGCGCATGAAGAAGCGCGTTCGCGAGGAGCTGAGAGCATGATTCGCTGTCCGAAAAGAAAATTTCTCGACTGCATTGGTGAAGACTGCGGTTGGTGGATTCCCTTGCGCGGATCGGACGGCGAGGAGCTCGGCAGGTGTTCCGTGCAGCACACGGCCATCTCTCTCGATATCATGGCGGACGTGTTACGGAAGGAGTTTGTCCTGGGCGGCGATGGCGATGAGAACGAAGATCGTCTGCCGGAGAACTTGAACTGACAAGGGGAGGATCCCACATGCGCATTCTGTTCTTGATTCTCGGGAACGCTTGGATGCTCCCGAACACGCTGATCAGCGCGATCTATCTCGCTGTGTTCTGGGCACTCGGTTGGGTGCGGGCGCTCGGCTTGAGCGAATGGGCGGTGGTGCTGACCAGCGTCCAGGGCTCCTGGCTCGCCCGCCGGGGCATGCGCGGGTGGAACGGATGGGCGAGCGGCGTGTTCGTGGTCGTGCGCTATGACAAGGAAGGCCTGGTGGGCGAAGTCGAAGGCCGGACTCTCGCGCACGAAGAAAGACACGTACAGCAGCAGATGATGCTCGGCGTTCTGCAGCCGATCTTGTACATACTAACATCCGTGCTCGTCTGGTGCTGCTTCAGGCTCATGCACTCATACTACGATAACGGTTTCGAGACCGACGCGCGGCTGTATGCGGGGCAGCAAGCGTACATCCCAAAGAGTCAGTGGAAAACTCCTGGGGATCGGTGGATCTGGTGGTAGGATCATGCTAGACGATTTGAGCAACATGCCTGGTATCGCCGAGTGGGTGCGGCGTACCGACCTGATCGCGTTCTGGGAGGGTGCGGTGCTCGCCGACTGGCGGGGATCGACTTTGATTCCCCCAGACTGTCCCGAGGTGCTGGCGCACATCGCTGATGCCAGCGCTCGCGGCAAGATCTTCTCGAACATCTGAGCCTACTGCTAAAAAGTTTTTACTGGACAGAGGGCGTTCTGTTGGCTTACTATTTTATCCGTAGGCAGTCAGGCTCTTTCCGAACAGAGGAGGCTCCGAACCAATGAAGAAACGAATACTTGGTTTTCTTTTCGCTGTTCTTGCGCTGGCGTTCGCGAACAATTCCTTGGCTCAAAACCGGGTGATAGTCCAGGGCGAGGACGAGGACGAGTTCAAGCGCACTCTGCGTATGGATACGAAGGGCAAGCCCGAGATCGTGCAGGCGCAGAGCCTCCTGGACGGTTGCGAGGCGACCGACGGCTGGACGGCGCTTAGCAACGACACCACCGGGATCGAAGTGGACCTCGATCACGTCCAGGGCGCGAAGTCGCTTGAGTTCGACAAGGTTGACGGCACTGACTCGACCGTGTTCGGCGGCGTGCAGCGCACGCTGAGCCCCGCCGTTGACGTGGCACAGTACATGAGCAACAACGGATACATCGTGCTGTCCATGAATCTGTCCTCGATCGCGGACATCGACTACTGCCTCGTTCGCTTGGGGACGGACGCTAGCAACTACAACGAGTGGCGCGTGGACGACGACTCGCTTTCCATCGGCTGGAATCAGATCCGGTTCCATTTCTTTTCCCCGAGCACTGCTGGAAATACCGGGAGCGGAATATCGGCGGCATCGGTGGCATACGAGGCGGTTGCCTGCGCCTTCGATCTAGAAACGAGCACGCTTGCGGACATCCGCATAGATAATCTGACCGTGATCTCCGGGCTCCAAACCTCTTCGGACACTACCTCTCAGGTGCCAGCGCCAAGCAATGGCGGCGGTATGCCCGTCGATATTGCGGCTCAGTCGTTGACGGCCGTGAAAGTGTCGAAAGATGCGAGTGCGAACACCCTAGCCAATCCCATCTACGTGATTCTCTCCGACGCTACAACGCCTTTTCACGTCGTGGCAGCTACCTCAGACGACCTCTCCAAGGCACTGGCCGGGATCAAGGTCGAGGCGGTCGCGAAGTTCGATGACGGCACAGCGCTCGATACCGGCAAGATCGGAGCGACCGGTCTTATCGAGATGGAGGATGGATCTGTTCGTCCGGGCGAGAACGCCACCATCAACGCGCGCGAAGTGAAGATCAGCCATCTTGGAGTAACCGAGCCGGGAAAAACCGGCCCCACGGCCGTTGACGATACAGCACTCAGCGCTACGACCGGAACCGTGATCCTCGGTCCGGTGAAAACGCTAGGCAACGGACGGTTCTGCGTCTACGTCAAGAACGTTGGCGGAGGCGCTGGCAATGATATCTCGGACGCTGAAATCTACGACAGTCCGGACGGCACTTCCGGCTGGGTTGACACGAACACTTTCAAGGACTGCGACGGACTTGCTGCAGGACAAGCGATGTGCAAGTACTGCACCAACGACGCATGGGGATGGGTCCAAGTGAAAGCGAGGTGTGCAACCGGCGAGAACACCACCGTGGATGCTTGGCTCAGACAGGAAAAAAGGTGACGACATGAGATTTCTGAAAAGTTTGGGCAATACCACTACCGCACTTCTCTGCTGCCTGTCGTTCTGGGCGGTGACAGGAGGGCTATTCCTTTTCCTGACTGCTTCGACCACCGACGGCGACAGGCTTGTGATGTCGCTTCCGTATGAGACGGAGGGCGAACGCCATTGGTTCGCTACGCCTACTGGAACTGGAGATTGCAAGAGCTGGAATCACGCTTGCACTTTTCGGACCGCGGTGAGCAAGTGCAATTCTGCTGTGCACGACACCATCTACCTGGGCGAGGGCTCGCACGACACAGACAACGGGGCGGACGCGAACGGCACCACTATCTCCGCCAACGGCGTGACCATTGTAGGAATGGGCTCTCCATGGGCGGCGAACGCCAAGCTAATCAATAGCTACGCGACGGCGGCGACGGTTCTGAAGGTCACCGGAGACGGCTTCAACATCCGAACAGTGGACTTCGACAACTCCGGGCAGACGGACGAAAACGTTACCTTCCTGCATATCAGCGGTTCCGACCAGGGAAACGTATCCGATTGCAGGTTCCGCCAGTCCGCGACAGCCACTTCTGGTACCGGGATCCTACTGGATGGAAATGCCAAGGACTACCATCTGGGAGAGTTGATATTCCAGGACATCGAGACCGTGGCTATCAAAACGGATGGTGCAAGCTGCTTGCACGCAGAGCATATTCACATGCTGAAGGGCGGGATTGGAGTGAGCATTGCTGGCGCAAGCGACAACGAAATGTGCTTCAGGAGTATCGATATCCAGAAATTGACCACGGCAATTTCAACCACGGGAGCTAGTGTTGACGACATAGTATTCGCAGACTGTTTGTTGATCCATAACGGCACGAATATTGTTTCCGGTGGTGTTTATGACGGCGTACACTTCCAGAATATCAAGGCGTCTCACACAACGGTAGAAATCTATCCAACAGGAACCGGAACTACCGTAAGCACAGGCGACGGGATCTGGGTCTGGACGGCGGCGCCGGTGACTCTGATTCCGGCTAGCACCATCACCAAGCCTTTCACGCTATTCAACATCAACGTGCAGGAGACTAGCGATGCACAGACCTACAAACTCGAGGTGTTATACGGGGAAAGCGTGGCCAATAACTCGTTGGGCAAATGGGAGTTCACCGTCGGCAAGGACGAGACTATGAACGTGAACATTGACGGCGTTCTGGTTCCAGCAAACTCGATCATAGGAGTGAAGGCCATGTCCTCAACCGCTGGTGTCGATACCGTGAATATAACGCTGAGCTATATCGCGCACTAGCTCGGAGGCGGGGATCGATGCTAGCAAAAATCTACATGAATCTTGTCGCTCTGTTCTTCGCCTCAGTCGCTTCCGCGCAGCCTACTGAAGCTACGCCAGCGGACAAGGCAGACAAAGTTGCGCGTTCTCTCGGCGGTAGGCTCATACGGATAGTCGGCGTGCACTACGATCGCAATGCTATTCCTCAGGACAGCGCTCTCGGTAACGTGGTGGAGGTCGGAGAAACGGATTTCACTCCGGAGTCTTTGTGTCATGTGCTGCTGAAAGGCCTGTCGGTGAAGGACGAGTCAACGGGCAGGATGGTCCCGTACATCCCGGAGTTGCTGACCGCGTTCGGTAAAGCGAGCTGGCCCGTGGAGCTGACAGGCTCGTGCCGTGCCGATGGATGCTACTATATCGCGCTGCTGAACGCTGACGACTGCCTCAAGGCGGCGGACGCCGACGGCTACCATGGATCTACGATGCATGAGTTTTTGGAACTATACTCTGGCGACATCGAAGAGCGCGGGCGATTCCTGCGGACGGCGGGGAGGTGCGTGGATTCGCGGACAACGCTGGAGTACTTCTGCTCCGTGCCGGTTTCGGATCCGCGCGCCATCACGGGCCGAGCAGTGCGCGTCCCCGGCTCGTGGGCCGAGCGCAGGCACGATCTTGGTTTCGCCTCAGCGGTCGACGGCGAAGTACAGCCGAGATCTGGCGCGAAAGCGAAAGTCGAAGTGGTGCCGTGATGTTGAAACGCATCTTTCTGGTCTTCAGTTTGCACATCGCTCTCCTACTTCCATCAGAGATTCGCGGCCAGTGTCCTGATGATTATGGCTGCGCTCTCTTCTATCGTAGTGACATCATTCCAATGGACAAGATCGTGGAATGGTGGAGACCTATGGATCCTGGAGTGCGGGGAGACGCGCTCGGTGGTGTTGGAGATTTTGAGAACTGGACTGGAGCGGAAGGAGGATGTACTGATTGCCCGGCTGGGTGGACGTGTGGGTGTTTGACTGGGGACATTAAGCGAGAAACCGCACATGTGTTCAAGTCGAATACATCGGTAGGAATCTACACAGAATCTATAGCCTTTGATCACGATTTTCTCACTGTTCAGACTTTCGCTGCTGATACATGCTACCAGATAAGCTGGTGTCATGCTGGAGATACTGGAGGTGTTGAAGATATTATATTTACTATTTTGGATAGTGGCAAGACGGACTACTACAACTTCGATACAGACGCATGGCAAGGGGATGCGGTATATTCTCTATACGGTAACATCACGGAAGCGTGGACGTGCGTGAGGTTGTTCGTGTCCACCGGAGCTACGGCCAAGACAGATTACCAGGCGCGATTTAACTTTGCTGGTGCGAGCCAGATAATTTATGTTGACGACTTCAAGATCGAACCGCTGAACTCGTGCACCGTCGTCGGACAGTTGGGCAACGAGTTGTCGGTGCCTGTCGATTCCGATCCGCTGTGGGGATACTCCGAGGTGCTGCTGCCGAGGACGGGGACCGGTCCTGCGTATAAGAGCGGGATGGAGATTGATGAGGATTATCTACTTAGGGCACATGATGGTACGTTCGATCCCGCCGAGAATAGCGGACATTTCTCCGCTGGATGTAAGTTTGTCTCAACTGACATAACTTCGCAGTTGTTCGTGTTAACAAAATACACTGGAATAAACAGAGATTGGATGTTCACTACTCAAGATGGAAACGATCTTCGTTTTTTCTGGTGGGATACTACTGGAACGCTTGATGTCATAACCTTTAGTAATGTTCTGGTACAAAATGCACTAACATCATTTGTGGGCACCTATAAGTTTTTGGGGGATGGATCGAGCAATGTGTACTTGTATATGAATAACGCAGCGGTAGGTTCTGACCTGGTTGGTCAGGGGCCTATACGGGATAGTAGTCTCGCACTCGTGGTTGGTGCTGAAAGCAATGGTGCTAATCCAGGATATGGCGATTATCTTGAATGCGCCTATTGGGACAAACCTCTTACTGACGTTGAGTCTAACAAATGGAACAACCCGTATTTTCCCGGCACATCTCATGGCGATGGATTTTATGTCAGCACTTGCACCCAGGCAGCATCTCACTCTACCTGCTCAACGCAGAAATGTCGCTCGGGAACACCCGTAGCTTGCCAAGCCGAGGGCACGGGCACGATGGCGACGTACGGGCAGTACACCGAGACCATCGTGGACAACTCAGGGGAGTCTCCATCTGGCGGAGACGACGCGCCAGACTGGCCGGACTGGACGGAGACGGAAGTCGCGGGAGACGGGACGAGCGCGATCTCCGCGTACCGCGCCGACACGAAGCACGGAGATCTCGCGTTCCGATTGAAGACCACGGGCACCACTTCCAACGCTCAAATAGATCAGTGCGTGGCTTGCTCGGGATCCACGGCGTACTTCGCGTACGCGGATTTCAAGGAGATGAGGAAGAATGTTTCCAGCGTGGATTTCGCGGTACAGGAATACAGCGGCGCATCGTGCACGACGTTGGTGACCACGAACTACATTTTTCAAGACAAAGACATCCCCGAGGCGATCTGGAACTACTACGGAGGCGGATTCACGACAGACGCTAGCACCGTCGGTTGCCGACTGGTAGTCTTGTCCGTCGGCGCGGCAGACATACTGGTGGATAGTTTTTCGTTGAAGGCAGCGCTGTATCACACCCCTTGGGTCGAGAACCCGACAGGTGCTGGGACGACGACATACAATGCTCGCGACTACCGGTTTGATAATCCTCTGGCTCGTTGGTCGGATATCGACGCAGAGTACGGGTGGGAGAACGGGTTCTGTGCAGCGATATGGGCGTACACTGATTGGTGGGAGCCGGGAGCAACCACATATTTCTTATATGCGGTAGGGACTGCCGGGAACAACAACCTGTGGTTTATCCGAGATGCACCTGATAATGTTCTGAGGTTTCGTGTGTATAATAGCCTCGGCGTATCGGTGCAATCCGTACTAGCAGTGACAAATACAGAATTTACGGCTGGTGATTGGAAATATATAGAGGTTTGTCATGATAATGCGAGCACCGCCATTGGGCACCACTACAACAGGGCCAACGACACTTGGTACGACTGGAGCGTAGCAGGTGCCAGTGTGCAGGATGGGGCTGGAAGCGAGATTCTAGTCGGGTATAGCGGGGCTATCGATGGACACAATTCAGAGATCCATCTGAGTCCATATCCGTCCGGCGCTTTCGTGTGGCCGAATAAAGGCTTCAGCTCGGGGCAACCTCCGTGTAATTGTAATCAGAATGGGAGGCCGTATTGATGTTTGTTAACCAGTCCTCCAGTGCTCATGTGGGCACAGGCTTGGCATCTGATACCCAGTGTCAACGCTGTCAAGAGGGCGATTCACTAATAGGAGGTGAACGATGGGTTCAGGAGTAAACAGGATCGTAGTGGGTGCCGTGATCGGTACTGGTTCGGCCATGAACGTTGATACGGTGGGTTTCCGCCCGAAGCTTGTCCGTGTCGTGAACGCGGGAGCGACCGGACTGTCGCGCTTCGAGTGGTTCGCGGGCATGGCCGACGCCGCGGCGGTGAAGACAGTCACCAACGGAACCATCAGCGTGATTGCCGCAGACGGAATCACGCCGAGGGCTCGGGGGTTCACGATCGGAGCGGATGCGAACGTGAACATTTCCGGTGAGATCATCTACTACGAGGCCCACGAGTAGGGCGTAGGAGGTGTATGATGGGTTCCGGAATAAACAGAGTCGCGCAAGGCGCATTCCACGGCACGGGGGCCGCTCTCAACATCGACAAGGTGGGCTTCAGGCCCAAGTTGGTGCGCGTGGTCAATGTGGCGTCCGGTGGCAAGGTCCGGATCGAGTGGTTCCGCGGCATGGCCGACGCAGCAGGCGTCAAGACCTCGGTCGACGGCGACATCAGCGTACTGACCTCGCTGGGCATCACGCCGCGGGCCAACGGCTTCACGTTCGGGGCAGACACGGATCTGAATGTGGCTGGCGAACTGTGCCACTACGAGGCGCACGAGTAGCAGCGACCCTGGCTCGGGGAGACGGGCTGGCGTGGGGTTTCTTTGCGGCTTTCTTTCTCTTCCCCGCGCCAGTCCGTCTCGGTGAGCCTCGGTGACTCACTAGGTAGGAGGTTCAAGACATGTCAGAAGAAACCAAGAGGTCACCTTCGCACGCGCCGGACTACGCTCTCCATCGGTACGTGAAGGACGCGAACGATACCCCGCCGGAAACGGTCAAGGCTCACGGAATCAACATGCATGGATTCCAGAGCGCGAATATCCAAGTCATCCCGGACGCGAATGATCCTAATCCGTCGATCGAAGTCTTTTTCTGGAGCGAGAAGGCGGCGGCATTCGTCAGCGAGCACTCGGCTCTGGCCTTCGCGGGCAAGGGCGCGGGCGAGCCCTACGAGGTTACGGTGGAATGCAACGGGCGAGTCATGTTCGTTTCCGTGATCGCTGGAGTGGCGGCGACCCAGGACTGCCGGATCTACGTATCGGGCTTCAATGAGCGGCGTAAGTAGCAGGTCTATTCCCTGTGGTATCGGAATCCGCCGCTCCGCTGATCTCCGGGGATCCGGCTGCTCTCCAGAATGCAGACCGGGAACAGCTAGTCGAGATCTACCAGCACTACCGTTCGATAGGTAATGAGGTCCTACGCCGGGCGATCGTCGATCACAACCGGATAGATCTGCTGTCCACCGAGGTGCTGGGCTACGAGGTGCAGCCCTTCCACCTCGCGATGCAGAAGTTCCAGTTCAGGCACCCAGACAGCCTGCAACTTTCGTATCGTGGCTCTGGAAAAACCACCACTTGCACGATCGCGAAAACAATTCACTACCTTTTGAAAAATCCCAATCTGAGAATTCTTTTCGCGAGCAAGACCACGACTAACAGCAAGGGTTTTCTCAAGGAGGTGAAGGCTCACTTCGAGAACAACAAGCGGCTGCTGGAAGTCTTCGGCGAATACTATAATCCGCAGAAGGTCGCGAAGTGGGACGAATCGGAAATAGAGGTCGTCCCGCGTACGATCGCGGCGAAAGAAGCTTCCATCACCTGCGCGGGCGTCGACGGCACCATCGTTTCCAAGCACTACGACGTAATTATATCTGACGATCTGGTGGACGATGAGAATAGTCGCACGAAGTACATGCGGGACAAAGTTCGGACCTGGTACTATAAGACGCTAGATCCCTGTCTGGAGCCTCCAGACCCAAGCGTTCCTCATCGAGGTGAGCACCATCGACTCGGCACGCGCTACCACTACGACGATCTGTATGGACATCTGATCTGCAATGAACTGGCTGTTCACCATCAGATTATTCTAGGACTTGACGCGAAGGGAAGATCTCCGTGGCCGGAGAAACATCCACCTACATGGTTTGATGAAAAGCGTCGGAAGTCTGGCTTGATCGTATTCAACTCCCAATATCAAAACGACACCGACGCAATGAAGGGCGAGGTATTCCACTATGACGATTGCCAGCAGATCGATGATTCCCAGATACCAGACGACCTGATGATTTTCCAGGGCAACGATCTGGCCGTGAGCGAGACAGACCAACGGGACAACGCGCAGTACGCGAACGTGACTATCGGCGAGGACAAGGCCGGGAACATCTACGTACTGGACTACTACCTAAAGCACATCGGATTCCCGAAGCAAATAGAACGCGGGATCAAGATGTACGAGAAGCACGATCCTATACGCGCCGGCGTGGAGTCCAACGCGTACCAGAAGGCGTTCTACCAGCAGGTGAAGCACTTGGACAAGGACTACCGTTTCGTGCCGATCCACACCGACAAGGACAAGATGACACGCGCTCTGAAGCTCACGCCGTTGTTCGATGAGAAGCGCGTTTTCTTCCGTAAGAACATGGATCCACTGATCGACCAGTTCGTCTTGTTTCCTGGCTACCGTTACCGGGACGGGCTTGACGCATTTGACTTGGCCAACCGGGCAAGAAAGAAGAAGGGAAGAAGAAAAAAAGTTCGCGAGACAGAACCCGGCTTGATATGATATCGTATGATCAACTGCAATAGCCGAGGAGGAGGCGTTCGGCAATGACTGAATCCAAAGCGCAAGTTCGAGAGTTCGTGAACGAGAGCGCGGAGCAGAATCTAACGAAGATCCGCGCCCTGGTGATCCCGATGGTGAAGCAGGAACGAGAAACCGAGCCGGGCAAGACCAAGGAGTTGCCCGAGGACTACATCGAGTCGCTGATAGACGCCGGGCAGATCGTAGAGCCGCCTTTCGACTTGCTACAGCTCGCCATGCTCCTGGAGACGAACACGGAGCTAGGACCGTGTATCTCCGCCATGGAAGTGAATATCGAGGGCTTCGGTCACCGTCTGGTGTCGCGCCTGAAGCCGGAGCAGATCAGCGATGCCAAGGATCTTGCCAAGAAGATCGAGAAGGAACGGCTTGAGTTGGAGAACTTCTTTCTGTACGCGGCCGGTGACGACTCTTTCGTCATGTTCCGAAGGAAGCTACGCGTAGATCTCGAAACCACTGGCAACGCGGAGTTCGAGATCATACGGAACGTAGCGGGCAAGATCCAGGCATTCAACCACCTCCCGAGCTACCAGATGCACCTTAGCCCGGAAGATCGAGATCCCATAAAGGTCAGGATCCCAATCTACCGCATCCTCGGCAACGGCGCTGTGGATATCGAGACCGTTCCAACCTGGAAGCGCTTCCGGCGCTTTGTGCAGACGCGGCTAACTACGCGGCGCAACCTCTCTGTTACCGGAAGCCTGGAGACGCGCTGGTTCAAGGAATTCGGGGATCCCCGGATCTACGACAACGAGAACGGCGAGCTGATACAGGACGAGACAGGCAAGCTGGTAAGCGGCAAAACACCGATTCCTGAAGATCGCCGAGCGAACGAGGTAGTTCACCTGAAGCTCTACTCCCCGCGCAGCCCCTACGGGCTACCGCATACCATCGGGAATCTTCTTTCCATCTTCGGAGATCGCGCTGGGGAGGAAATTAACTTCGTGACGATTCGGAACAACAATATGCCGAGCATGTTTGTCCTAGTCTCAGGTGGGCAGTTGACGCAGGCGAGCATAGATCGACTCACTGATTTCGCCCAGAGCCATGTTCAGGGATCGGATAATTATTCTAAGTTCATCGTGGTCGAGGCCGAATCTCCAGATACAGATGGCGAGCAGCCTGGCCAGGTGAAGCTCGAAGCGAAGCCGCTCACACAGGCTCAGATTAAGGACGCCTTGTTCCAGGAGTACAGCAAGAACAACCGCGAGAAGATCCGGCGGGCATTCAGGCTTTCGCAACTATTCCTCGGAGCAATGGAAACTTTCAATCGCGCTACGGCTGAAGTATCACGGAGGTTGGCCGATGAACAGGTCTTCGCACCCGAGCGAGACGAGTTCGATAGGTTAATTAATCGGAGGATCTTTCCGGCAATGGACGTGCGCTACCACTTATTCAAGAGCAACAGCCCGAACACCACGGACAACACGGAGCTGGTACGCATTCTGGCCGGTGCGGAGAAAACCGGAGGCATGACGCCAAGGATCGCACGCAAAGCTCTAGAGGACATCTTCGGTATTGAGCTCCCACCATTCCCGGATGATTTCCCGCAGGACGTGCCATTCAGCCTGACCATGGCAGAACGTGTGAAAAACTTAGGTGACGCATCTGAGCCGGGACAAACTGTAACTGCGCTGAAAGCTCTTGAGGTTATAGAGAAGTTGACCAGCGCCGACATCCCGCTATTCGATCGCGGAGCCAGCGATGAGGAGCTTGTGGAACGGCTGATGAAGATGCGCGACGAGATGGAGGAGCGCTGGCGGAAAGAGGTTGAGGAAGCGACCGAGGAAGGCTGAGATGGACGAGATCGAAACGAAAGCTCTGGCACGGATCGGCGTTGAAATCTCCGAAGAAGAACCACGATCCGAATGGCTCGGCATCAGACAGATCGTGCGCTTCACGGAATCGGCGTCTTACCGGTTCGATCTGCTGCGGGAGATGGAGGACCGGATGACCACTCATGGCGTTGCTGAGCACTTTCCGGGCTACTGGATTCTCTTCGGGAGCCTCGAGCGGGTATTGCGGCATCTTGACGGTTTGGCACGTAAACATTTCGGCAAGTCGCTGTTGGAAATCGGAATGCTTGAATCGGCTGAAGTCTGAGGCAAGACTAGATGACTGCGCTGGACACATACTACGACGGAGTCATGGCCGTCGATGACCTGCTGACCAAAGCCCTTCGGCTATCCGAAGTCGCACGCATCGCCCGGCTCGAAACTCAACTCAGACGCTACCTGCTGGCCAAGTGGAACGCGCACTCCCGCAAGGCCGTCAAGCAAGCTACCGCACTCGCCGCACAACTGAAGCCCGCTTCGGTGATCGCCAAGGCCGTCGAGCGCGAGATGGATAAATGGGCGAAAGAAGTCTTGCCCCGTCACATCGAGACGCAGCAAAAGATCTACCGATTAGCGCGCATCGCGGGGTGGAAGAAGGCCACCAAGCACACCCGCGCACCACTGGCGTACTCGACGGCCAACCTACAAGCGGAGGTGGCCAAGGCAGAGCCGGTATTCTCCGAGGTCATGCCCGCTTTTGATCTCGTGGACGAAGAGGCGGCAGCCACACTCGCCGATCACCAGACTTTCTGGATCGGTGAACACTACGACGAGAACATAGGTAGCACAATAGCGAACACAGCGAAGGAGACCATGGTTGAAGCGGGGACGGATCGCCGACTCGCTGGTTCGCTAATTAGGGAACGTCTTACTGAATCGCTCGGCGTGTTCTCCACTCCCGGAGGCTGGCACGGGTCGGCTGCGCAGTACTTCGAGGGCGTGGCTGCGAATGCTGCGACGACTGCGAGGGCGTTCGGGCAGATCAGGAGCATGGCGGATTACGGTGCGGTGCGATACGAGATTTCAGCCGTGATGGACGCTAGGACGTGTCAGATCTGCTCGCATATGGATGGAAAAGTGTTCACGGTCGAGCAAGGGATGGGCGTGATGCAACGGGAACTCAGAGCGCGATCACCAGAGGGCGTAAAGCGTGCGCACCCGTTCATTGGAGAATCAAAGGAAAGACTCGGCTGGTTGAGATCGCTATCGCCGACCAAGGGACGCGGACCTATGAAGGAGTCAGCGGCGCTGGCAGGCGCTGGCGTGGCTTTGCCGAGTTACCATTTCCGCTGACGTTGCACTGTCGACGTCTCGGTCGAGGCGGGCTCCTGGGAGATATGATGCCACGTAAAAGACCACCATGCAGTATGGTTCCAAAGGGCGAGCAAAGCACTCCGGTCAGAAAAGCAATCGGTCTTCCAGAACTGGAGGACGGTGGTAAACTCTACCCAGCCGGGTTTGGAGAGAGCGGGATCCCACTTGACGAGAAGGAACCAAGACTGCCGCGCATCGAGGACTACAGCGGCGAGGCGGAGCTACCGACCGACGGGTTGATCGTGTCGCCGGCGTGGATGGCCGAGGCCGTGCTGGATGGCCGCAAGACCCTGATCGTGAAGACGCGGCCATTTGAGATCGCGGGCAAGCGCTACTTGTTGATCAGTGAGCGCAAGGCATTGGGCGTCGTGACTCTTGGCAAGCTGCGGGATGTGGATCTGGACGAGCTGAAGCGCACAATCGATCAACATCTCATTTCCGAGGATCTGCGTTCGGAGTGGGCCAAGGCGCAGAAGGGCTGGAAGAAAGGACCGTTCTACGCCTGGCCCGTTAAAATGGAAAGCAAGTTCGATGCGCCGGCTGAGACCAACATCGGTCCCGGTCCGCAGGTGTTGGCCCGGGATGTGGAGCTGAAATCGGTAGAGAAACAGATCCACACCGACCCGACGCACCTGTTTTTCTGCGCTAGGCTTCCAGATGAGATCAGGAAGAAGTTGATGGAGCTATCCGGCGAGCTACTGAAGGGCGTAGACTTCGCCGAGGCCGACGACGCGGACCACATCACCGTTTTATACGTGCCGAGCAAAGGCGAGTACTCGGAGAGCGACAAGGAAGACGCGCTAAGTGCTGTGCAGAAGGTGCTCGACAAGGCAAAGCCTATCGACGCGAAGTTCCAGGGGTGGGGCTTCTTCGACGGCGCAAGCAAGGATGGAGAGGCTGCGACTGCTCTGGTCGCGCTGGTAGACGCACCTGGGCTCGCAGAACTGCACACCGAGATCAAGGCGGTGCTGAGCAAGGCCGGGTTCACGGAAATCGAGGACCAGACACACGGCTTCGTCCCGCACGCCACACTCGCCTACTTACCTGTCGGAGCCAGGATCGATAAGTTACCGGTGCTCGATGCCGCGTTCAAGATCGAGAAGATCGAACTCGTACACTCGGATATCAATGAGCTTGGCCTGCGCGGCACCGAGAAGCGGGTGGCGAAACCATTTAGATCCCCTGGTGGCAAGGATCCTTGGGCAGATGACCTATTGAAGCGTGTACCGAAGCATAAGGTCTATGTAGAGCCGTATGCAGGTGGAGCGACCTTGTTTTGGGCAAAAGAGCCCTCGGAGCAGGAAGTTCTCTGCGATATCGATCCTGAGATCATTGCTGTGTACCGTTTCCTGAAAACTGGTAGCGATGCCGATTTTAAATGGATCCGGCAACAGGAATGGAGGGGGAGTCCTGAACGATTTGCGCGCTTGTTGGAATTGAAGCCAAACTCTCTCAGAGCCCGTGCCTTTCGCCATAAGTATCTTAATCTGCACAGCCAACGCGGCCGGGCGACTGAATTCTCAGGCGCTCAGACGGTAACCGGCAAGCGGTTTCTCGACAATCTTGAGAAATTCCGAGAGCGGCTGAGCAATACGAAAATTGTTGAGGGCGATGCGCTAAAACTAATCAAAAAATTGGATTCGACGGCAACTTTCTTCTACCTCGATCCGCCATGGAAGGCAGAAAGCAAAACGGATCACTGGAAAAATTTTGATGCGGATAAGTTCCTTGATGCTGTGAAGAAACTAAAGGGCCGGGTTCTGCTTTCGTACCAAGGCAATCTAGATCTCGGCTCGGGATGGACTAAGCGCAAACTTACCCGCACTACGCCGGGCTTTGGTGGCCTTGAGAGTACGCAGATTCTTTACCAGAACTACACGGTCCAGGAAGCCAAGAAGATCCGCGACCCGAAGACCTACGATGCGAGCAAGGTTTCCGACGCCGTGCTCCGCGATGACCACCGGCTGACTCTCGCGTACTACGCCAACTGGAAGAAAGATCCCAAGGGCTTCAAGTACGACCTTGAGACCATTGAACTGCTGCTGCGCAAGATCCTGAAGGAAGCCGTTCGCCGTGGCCCGGAGGTTGTTCGCTTCAACCCCAAGGGCATGAAGCCGAGCGTGCGCGAATTCTGGGAACGCGTTGCCCGTGAAGTGAAGCTCCCGGAAGTCATGCTCAAGCGCGTGGAACTCGCACCAGACCTAGACGCTGGAGAGATGACCACGGCGGACCTTACCGAGGCCCACTGGAGGCTGCACAAGCTCTGGCGCGGACCCGCCGAGGACCGACGCCGGGCTGGATTCAGCGTAGAGGACGTTTCCAATCTGCACGCACTGATCACAGACGAGCTGTTCGAGCGAAAGGTGCTGCACCCGCCTCCGCCTGGCGACGGACTGGACGACGTGTCAGAGGATTTCGAGCGCCACGAGGAGAAGCAACCGGATTACGACGTCCCACCGTGGGAGAAGGTGAGCAAGCGAGACTACGCTTTCATACACTCGTCTGGAGTGAAGCGCGGTCCGGAGATCAAGCTGGACGATGTGCTCCCGTATTTCAAGACGTTCAAGTTGCGCCAGCCATACGTCTATCTGGTAGGCGGACTCGCGAACCGCGGCGCTACGGAAGGGGACATCGATATCCTTGTGAAGGACACCGAGGAACTGCCAGAGGACTTCAAGCATGTGGTGCACTTCCGTCTCGGGCGAGCGCTTCCGCCTGAGTTGTCAGAGCGGTTGGAAATCCACTTCGACAATTTCCACGGGCCATTCACCAACAACGTGCCGCTCTACGATCTGACCTTCGAGCGGGTGAACCCTCAGAACGAGGTGAAGGAGATGGCGGCGGCAGATTTGCCGCCGAACGTGGTCACGTCCGTCGACGACCTTCGCGCCTTCCTGAAGCGGCGCGGAGTCGGTAGGAAAGGAGATTGACCAGGTGACCCACGCCCTGCCGAGTGTCGTGCTCCCACACCGTGAGCACGGACCATCCCGCGCGGCGGAGGCTGCGCTCGACGCGCGCGTCCCGCCGGCGGTTCGTGTTCAGCTTGCGACGCCAGAAGGGCCGGTTCGACTTGGGTGCCCGGTAGTGCGCCCGGCAGCCGTGCCAGAAGCAGCCGTGCACGAACACCGCGACGCGCGACCGGCGGAGCACGAAGTCAGGGCGGCCAGGCAGGTCGGCCACGTTCCGTTCTGGTCGACGTCGCAGCCTCTGGAAGGCGGTGGCGACCGCCGTCTCGGGCCTGAGGTCATCGCCCCTGATCTTTGCCATGTGCTTCGATCTCTCCTCACGGGTCATGATCGCAACCTATCGCGTCATGAGACGCGGCGTCAAGGACTTTTGTCATGCCAGAAAAACTGAGGATGCTGGACGTTTTTTGCGGGATGGGGGCGCTCTCCATCGGCTTCGAGAAGGAGGGCTGCGTCTCCGTTCTCGGCGTTGAATCGGAGAGGCCAGCCGCGGGCACTTTCGCAATGAACCGCCCCGACGCCGCAGTGCTTCTCGGGGACTGCCGCAAGTTCAGCATCCCCGAGATCGGCAAGGCGATCGGGCGCGTGGACATCGTAGTCGGCGGCGTGCCCTGTGAGCCGTTCTCAGCGATCAACCGCTTCAGCCCGAAGGAGAACGACTCTAGGAGGGGTCTTATCAACTATGCGATCAACCTCGTGGTCGCCCTCGGCGCGCGGGGCTTCGTGTTTGAGAACGTGCCGGGCGCGGTGAAGTCAGAGCGCTGGAAGCGGGCTAGGGCGCGCGCTGAGAGGCTGGGCTACAAGACCGCCGTCTGGGTCCTGAGGGCAAGCGAACATGGTGCCGCGACGATCAGGCAGCGCGCGTTCTTCGTTGGGGTCAAGGGCGGTCAGCTACCAGAGCAGGACGGGGTGCCTCGCTCCCGGCCGCGCTCCGTCCGTGACGTGCTCAGCGGGCTCGGTCCGCCCGGAGGCGAGGGACTTCACTCTGCACCTCCTCCGCTGTCAGACAGGCTGAAGCTCTTCGTCCAGATCCTACGAGAGGGCAAAAGCCCAGAGGCGGAACTCCGGGCTGGGCGCCTGTCATCCATTCATCAGGGCGACGTCCTGATCCGGAGCCCGGACAAGCCGGCGCCGACCTTGATCGCGCAGGGCGCGTTCATTCACTGGGGTGGGAAGCGCTGGCTCACGCTCCGCGAGACGGCCCGCATCCAGGGCATCCCTGACTCATACAAGTTCGCCGTGAGCACATGGACGGGGGTCCGGGGGCTGCTCGGCGACTGCGTGCCGGTGCCGCTCGCGTCAGCCGTCGCGAAGGCCTTCCTGAGCAGCCTGCGGTCGGTGAAGAAGTCCGTCGCCCTTGTGTCACGCGACCCCACTGGGAAGTTCCTAGTGCAGGCCGAGCGCGCCGAGAAGAACGACAAACTCACCCTTGGCGAGTTCTTCTATCAGCCGAAGCCGACGCGGCCAGCATTCCCGGAGGAACTTCAGACCATTGAGCGCTTTCTTTCGCTCTACCGCGAACGAGCCGATGAATGGCTCCCGACCCATGTCCAGAAAAAATTTGACGGTGCCCGCCACCAGGTCCACAAGGACGGCGACACGGTCAAGATCTTCTCTGAAGACGGCGAGGACAACACGGCGAGGCTTCCGCAGACGGTCGAGGAGATCCGAAAACTCAAGGTCGACAAGTTGGTCTTCGACTGTGAGATCGAATTGTGGAAGGGACGCCAGCACCTCCCGCGCGAGGCGATAGCTGGCTACCTGCATGCAAAGGACGAGCCAGACGACTCAAACGTCGTGACCAACGTGTTCGACGTGCTCTACCACGGCGAGGACGGCGACGTTCACAAGTGGCCGGTGTTCCGCAGACTGGAGCTTCTTGGGAAGCTGGGAGTCGAGCAGAGCACCATGGGTGCTCCGGATCTGAAACACAGGCTGAATGCTGTACCAGGAACCAAGGCCCATGATCTGGAAGAACTGGAACGCGCCGTCCGCAAGATCCGCGAGCTGCCAGGGTCGGAAGGCGTGGTCGCGAAGCAGGCGGACAGCCCATACCCGCTCAAGGTCGTGACGCTCGATCTCTGGACCAAATTTCACAACTCCAGCATAGTGCGCGGGATCGTTCTCGGACGGGAGAAGACTAAGGGCGGAGTCTGGGTCTACCAATATGGCGTGCTACCCGGGAAGGCGAAGCCGATCAAGACCGTTCAGGTGAAGGGGAAGACAGTCACTCCGGTAGGCGACACTTTCGCGACTAAGCTTGACTTCGCGGAAGGCGATCCCATCCTGATCGAGGGAGAGACGATCAACATCGAGCGCAAGCCAGAGGGCGAGCGCATGTCCGTCTGGGTGCCGCGTGTGATCGGGCCGTGGACTGACAAGACTGATACCGTTGATTCGGCTGCGGCACGCGCGAAGCGCAACCTCGTGCTCCAAGTCAAGGAGATCGACGAAGAAGGGAACATCGAATACCTCCCAACCCGCGCGGTAGAGAAACAAGCCGATCCGTACATGGAGATCCCGGACGAAGACAAGGCGCCTTATGCCTATTCTGTGCAGCATCATTTTCGCGGAAAATCTATGCATTCGGATCTCCGCATTGTACTGCGACCGAAGCGTCTGCTAATCGGCTGGACGTTGCTCACCGGCATCAAGGGAGAGATCAAAGAACCCGTCACCAAGCTATCGCAGGCTCGGGCGCTGAGCCGAACGCGCATGGATGAGATTTCCAAGATCAACTGGAACACCGGAGAGTGGGCGAAGAGGCGCAAGCGCGGTGTGAAAGAGCCAGTTCGCACTTCAATCAACTCGGTTCGGAAGGCAGCGGAGCCGTACGATTGGCTCAATGTCGAAGGTGCCACTAAGATGCCTGAGGAGGGCAAGCCGCCACCCGTGGGAGGGACGCGAGAGTTCCCTGGCGTGTTCCAGATCGTGGACCAGGGCGAGGCTGAATACTTGGCTCAAAAAGTTTGGCTCCACGAGTATGCAATGGTCGGCAAGGCGCTCAACTACCGGATCTTCTTCCGCCAGCTTCGGTTGAAGAAAGACGGCACTCCAGACGATGAGGATCTACCTGAAAACCTGAAAGGCGAGGTGCTGAGTAAAGCGGTACTCCCACCTTCAGAGGAGTCTGAGTTGCCTGGACCTGTTTGGCTGTGTATCCGTCCAGACGATCAGACTCCCTATGTGCTCGACCGCGACGCCGTAAAAAAAGGTTGGATGCCTCCGGTGGGAATCTCAGCGCTGCCAAAGGCTATCCGCAAGCAGGTGCCGGTCGAGTACCGCTACTGGAAAAGCAAGACAGCTGCCAAGGCCAAGCAGACTCGTGACGCGCTGCAACTGGCGATCAAGGCGAAAGACGTGGAGATCGACTACACCGCGCCGTACAAGCGGCGAACCACGAAGGCCAGCATGCTCGACGCACGATTCGTGCTTCAAGAGCAGACCTGGCGAGGTCCGATCCAGATCCGCGTCGGTCCGTCCCGAACGCTCTGGCACCTACGGCTGGATGTTGGTCGACCGGAACTGATCGTCGTCGAGATGTACTTGAACCCGCTGGACAACAAGCGGCTCGCGGCGGACGTGAAGGACGATCCGCACAAGGAGAGCATGAAATTCGAGGGCGAGATCAAGCCGAGTCACTATCTGAACCCGACGAAGGCCACGCCTTCAAACATCGAGATCCTGGATTCCGGAAAAGCCTCGGTCCTGTCCTACAGCGACAAGTTTCTGAAGGTGCAGATCAAGGGCGAGCTACTGAAAGGCTTGTACGAGGCTAAGCGCTCGGACGGCGACTGGTTGTGGCAGCCTTCTGTCCCGGGTCCGGAGGTGAAGAAGGAGGCTGGAGAAATGGCAGAGGTATTCAAAGCGGCGTTCGTCAACGAGACCGTGATCGCGAAGGTGGACAAGGAAAAGCGAATCGTCACCGGCATAGTCCTAGAACCGGACGAGGTGGACGCGCAGGGCGATACAATCGATGCTGAGGCCATCGAGCGCGCAGCACACAAGTTTCTGGCGAGCTACAACCGCGAGACTCAGCTCGGGGTGCTGCACACGATGTTCGGAGAGATAGGCGTGGAGTTGGTCGAGTCCTGGATAGCAAAAACGAGTTTCAAACTCGGCGATCAGAAGGTGACAAAGGGTACGTGGCTCATGTCGAACAAGATTAACGACGACACGCTATGGAAGAAGGTGAAGAAGGGGGAAATCACCGGATTTTCTATTCAGGGAGTGGCAACCGTAATATGAACAAAAATAAATCTCTTGACAGCAAGAACAACAGTTTGTCACAATTGAGGCATGAGAACGGAAAGACCCAATGCAATCTTCTAGGTTTGTACTTTGAGAGCCTGAAGCAGCGTGGTTTTTTCGGTCAGGTTACTTTGAAATTTGAAGCAGGCAAAGTCGTCTACGTCAACGAGAGTCGCGGTTGGACGCGGCTAGAAGAGCTGGGGAGCGAGTTAGGCAACAAGTAGACGACTCAAAAAAACGAGGTATCGGAGAAAACCGGACCCCGGATGGCATAAGCCGTCCGGGGTTTTTGCGTTCCAAAGGGGAGTTAGTCGGATGGGCGAGACGGAAAACGATAAGGACAACCCACGCAGGATTCTCGACGTAGACGTTCGGGAGGTATCGCTGGTAGATCGCGCAGCGAACCTCCGTAAATTTCTGATCATCAAACGACTCAAGGAGGAAGAAATGGGCGCATTTCAAGCGGAAGTGGACGCACTGCTGAAGAACGAGGATGGCGGAGACTTCAAGCCTATCTTCGAGGGCATCGCCGAAGTCGAAAAGGCACTGCCCGAAACCGAGGGCGATCCAGGATCGTTCTGGGAGTCGGACAACGAGGAGATCACAAAAGCGCTACCAGCCGATCTGGCCAAGGCGATCCGCGATGTATCGGCGTGGATGAAGCGCCTTTCGCGCATGAAGGGCGCGCCCGGTCCGGCCATCGCGCGGGTTCTGACTTTCCTGGGCAAGGTGGTCGGAGGAAAATACCCGTACCCGAAGCCGGTTGGCAAGGCCGAGGACATCCCGACGGAAGAGGAGGCGAAGAAGGCGCTGACCGAGGAGTTGGAGAAGGCGATCAAGAGCGTCGCGGAGTTCATGGCCAAGGCCGCCAACGGCAAGCTTCCGATCCCGGAAGCGGAAAAGGACGAGGTCGCGAAGGCCGTGCCCGCAGATCTCGCGTCGGCGATCAAGCGCGTCGTGTCCTTCCTGAACAAAGTCGTGGGCGGTCAATATCCGTACCCGAAGCCGGGCGCTGCCGGTGGCGCTGGCGGGTATCCAGCGCCTGCCAAGAAGTCTGACGATGTGGCTGATCCGGGCGCGGATGCGGAGATCCCCGCGGTACAAGTCATGGATGATGGGAGCGTGATCGTCAAGGGCCAGGCCGTGAGCAAGGGGAAGAAGTTCACCGCTTCAAGAATCGGCGCGATCAAGGACACGGCTCTGCAGATGATCAAGCTGCTGGGCGAAGTCGGAGACGAGGATACCAGAAAGGCGCTCGGTGATGCGCTGAAGGCGCTCACGGGTGCGGCAGAGCCCGCAGCCCAAGGGGTCCAGGCCGTTGGTGCCCAGAAGTCGGAGCTGGAACCCGAAGTCGAGGAGCTGCGCAAGCAGCTCGCCGATGTGACCAAGCAACTAGAAGAAGTGGTGAAGGAGCGGAAGGCTGGATCAGGTATCGAAGACGGCACCGCAGCCGCACGAGTTGAGAAGAAGGAGGAGGATGGGTTCTGGGGCGGCGTGATCTGAAAGACTCATCTGGCCTCGTAGCACAGGATAACAAACTTTCTCTAAGAATAGGAGGAGGAGACCATGGGCGGTATTTCAAACGAAGAACTGTTGCGCAAGGCAGCGATCCTGCTGGACACCCTTGCAACGTCTGGGAAGCTGAACCCCAAGCAGGCCGACCGATTCATCGACTACGTGGTGGACGAGACGATCCTGAAGAACAACGCGAGAATCGAGCGCTTCCGGAACGAAGCACTGGACATCGACAAGATCGGAGTCGGCGCACGCGTCATGGTCCCGTTCACGGAAGCGACGGATCCGGGCGTAAGGATCGGCGTCACGACTTCCAAGGTCACTCTGACCCCCAAGGCGGTTATGGTGCCCTTCGAGATCGGCGATCTCTTCAAGGAGCGGAGCATCGAGGAGAATGTGGCGGACCATGTGGTGAAAATGATGGCCAAGGCCTTCGCCAACAACTGGGAGGAACTCTACATCAACGGCGATACCAACGGACACGCCATCCTCGAAAGCAACTACCCAGGCGGCGCAGACGCCACCAGGTACCGCAAAGACTCGCTCATGGCGCTGTTCGACGGCTGGTTCCGTCTGGCCGACGGCGGGAACTCGTTCGACGCGCAGGGAGCCAACATAGGCATTTCCGTATTCGGCGGAATGGTCCGAAAGATGCCGACGAAGTTCCGGCGCAACAAACGAGATCTCCGGTTTTTCATCTCGCCCGATCTGGCCAGCCTCTACTACGAGAAGCTGGCGTCGCGGTCGACCGCGCTCGGCGATGCAACGGCCGGCGGCGCACCGCACGCACCCCTAGGCATCCCGCTGGTGGAAGTCCCGCTGCTGGACCTCCTGCCGCCGGTAGTCGAGCACGTGGTCCTGACCGGTACCGCTGCCACGGCCCTGCGCTACGGCCCGATTAGCAGCGTGGTCGTGACGACTTCGACGCTGGGCGCGACTCCGGAAGACGCATATACCGAGGACACCGACTACGTGGTGGACTACACCGCAGGTACGATCGCACGAGCAGGCGGAAGCACTATCGGATCCGGTGCGACCGTGAAGGTCACGTACAAGGCGAACCCGCAGATCGTGCTAACACACTATATGAACTACATTTCTGCAATAAATACAAGCATTTCCATAGAACGTGACCGCCGAATTTTCGCCCGTCTTGACCAATACGCCATTCATGCGTCGGTTGCCTGCGAGTTCGAGGAGGACACCGCGCTGGTCAAGGGGATCAACATCGGCAGCAGCATCTAGTAGGTAGTAGCTACCGGATGCTTTTGAAAATCTGAAACGCTATCGATTGGAAACAGGAGGTTTCTCAAGATGGCACGAGTGAGAGCAGAGTTAAAAGAAGGTTCGTCGTACTCCTTTCGCAACGGACCATCGTTCGTGAGGGGCACACCCCAGACCTTGACCGATCCCGAGCTGATCAAGCTGGTGCGCAACTGTGGGTTCTTCACCATGACGGATCTTGAAGCGGAGGAGGCGGCGCGGAAAGCGGAGATTGAATCCGCCTCTGCCAAGGCTGCGGAAACGAAGCCGGAGTCGGTGAACAAGGGCGGTAGACCAAGAAGGAAGGCCAAGCCGTAGAGGTGAGCGAAATGGGCGAAGTTCTCGTACAACTGAAAGAGACTTCCTTCCCTCAACAGGTGGATGGTTTCCCTGCGGGCGCGAAGCGTTCCGTGAAGGGCGCTCTGCACTTCCGGCCTGGTTCCGCGACATGGATTACCGACGACGAGTTCCGCTTTATTCTTGACCAGCGTCCGGACACGGCCAGAAACCTCCGAGTACTCAGCAAGAAGCTGGCGGACGTTCCCACATCAAAGTCCGAGCCCGAACCAGCCGCACCTCCGGATTTATCCGAGGATCCGGAGCCCAAGGCAGTCGAACCAACACCGGAAGAGGCGAGACCGCGTTCTCGGCGTCGGCGCAGCAACCGCGAGAAGGAAGACTGACTCTCGCTCTGACAGCCTGAAGCACGGGCTGGAGGTCTTCGGAGGTGCTCCGGGTTCACAGCGCTGACGGACGAACGGTGGAGATCGATCTTGAGGACGAGGAGCAAGCGCGTTCATGGTTGGAGAGGTTGAAAGACCCGGCATTTCGGGAGGCCATCACGGGCCTGACCGTTTCTCACAACGGCATAACGTACTCGCTTCCGCGTCCAGGGGATTTTCGTCAGGTGGTCTTGACGGCCGAGCCAGTCGTCAACAATGGGCGCAGGAACAAGGGCGGAGAAAGGCTGCTGTGCTTCGCGGACGACGTGCGGCTGTCGGTAATGGTCCACCGGGAGCAGATCGCAAACGTGCGTATCGCACTCTCAAAGCCGGGACGACGCAGATTCGATCCGGAACAGAGGTGAGGCAGTGAACGACGAAACCGAAAAAGCTCAGGTCGGAACGGTGGTAATGGTCGAGAAGGCTGACCTACCTCTACGAAATCAGGAATCGATCGGCGAGTTCAACGAGAAGATGGACCGCGCTCTGACAGAGCACTTCAAGGGGTTGGAACTTCCGAAGAAGCCTCGGCATCTCTGGATCAACGAAGTCTACGCCGATAGAATCGTGGCCTGCATAAACTGGTTCACGAAAGAGGATGAGCTGCACGATCCGAGCACGCACTACCAGCTTTCGTACACGCGAGGTGCGAACGGAGTGTTCACCTTCGGCGGCGCGACGGAGGTCGAGCGAAAGACATCATGGACCAAGAGAGCCGAGTTGCGGAAGCGGCTGGCCGACGACTTTTGGAAGGGGGCCGTCTGATTGGGCGCCTACGTAACAGTGCAGGACGTTCGCGACGAGGGCTTGACGGATATCACGAAGTATCCGGACAAGAAGGTCGTGGACTACATCCGAACCTGGCAGGAATTGCTGGACAGAGCATGTCGGCAGTGGTTTGAGTCACGAACGCTCACTCTCCTGCTCGATGGCAACGATTCTGATACCCTCTTCTTCGGCGTGCCGATCATCTCGGTAGAGCATCTGAAACTGAACGGCTCTACCGCCGCGCTTGACGCCAGCCTGTACAAGGTCTACTCCGAAAAGTCCTACCCAGACAATCGTAGGAATCCCAAGATCTCGCTGGTTAGCCCTGATGCTGTGCGAGACATCTATACAGCTCCACTCACTTACGGACGTCTGAAGTTTCATCTCGGCCGAAAGAACCAGGAAGTGAAAGGCGCGTTCGGTTACGTGGAAGACGGTATCCCGGCGCATGGTGCCGTTCAGTTCGTTACGAAGGCGGAACTAGTCGATGGCGAGACCTTCGTGCTCCCCGACGGCACGAATCCGGCAGTCACGTTCTATTTCGATGTCTCTGGATCTTACGTACCGCCTAGCGGATACGATGCAACGAACGTGCGCGTGGATGTGTCTGGCGATACCACGGCGGACGAAGTCGCGGCCACGGCTAAGACCGCGATCAACGGGGCCGCTGCGCTGGACATCACGGCGGGCACCATCGAGACCGGCGGGCTTCTTCGCTTGGAGAACGACGCGGGCGGCACCACCGGGAACCAGGCGATCACGGAGACAGTAGCCGATACTGGATTCGCTGCTTATGGAATGGTCGGTGGTGGCGTTCCGTACGCAATCGTACGCGCCCTGATCAAACTGGTTATCGAGAAGCTGACGAGCCCGATGTATGGTGGCGGTGCTGTAACGCCATCCCCGTCGGCGCTGGGTGCAATCTTGAGCGAAAAAACTGACGGACATGAAATCCGCTATCAGCCGGCTGGCGGCGGGTTCGGAGAGCGCAAGCCGGGGCTGAGCGGCATCACGAGCGATCCGGAGATTTTGGACATCATTACTCTATATCGTGCGCCACTCGGGGTGGCGTCGCCAGTCGCATGGTCGTACACATGAGCATGAGCAAATACATAGTTTACGGTCTGACCGATCCTCGTAGCGGATTGATCCGGTATATTGGTATGAGCACGACTGGACACGTACGCGCCCGTGCCCATTGGTACCGCAAGGGACAGGACCACAAAAGCTGCTGGATCCAAAACCTCCGCGATGCTGGGTTGAAGTACGGGATTGAGGTTCTCGAAGAACATCTCAGTCCCTCAACACTTGGAGATGCCGAAAGGGCATGGATCGCCTATCTCAAAAAAGAGATCGGTAACAAATTGACCAACGCAGTGGAGGGCGGGCAGATCGGGAGTCGAGGCTACAAGTGGACTAAGGAACAAAAGGCTAAGATCAAGGGAAGATTCAAGGGTACCAAATGGTCCAAGGAATCTTGTGAAAAACTTCGTGCATCGCAGATGGGTCATGAAGTCACTGCGGCCACACGCGAGAAGTTGCGCCAAGCCAATCTGGGTAAAAAATACAGCGCGGAGACAAAGGCGAAGCTAAGCAAAATTCATCGTGGGCGTAAACACACGGATGCCACCAAAAGAAAAATCGGCGACGCTCATCGGGGCAAGATCGTAAGCCCCGAGACCATCGAAAAGCTGCGGCAATCCAATCTCGGTAGGAAACATTCAGAAGAAGCCCGGGCCAATATGGCTGCTGCTCACATGGGCCTGACTCACGAGACCTCCACCGAGACGCGGGAAAAAATCCGCAGAGCACATTTAGGAAAGAAGCACAGCGACGCGACGCGAAAGAAAATGAGCCTGTCTCACAGAGGGAAACGGCACAGTGCGGAAAGCAAGACAAAAATTCGAGAAGGGCTTCTGCGTTACAATGCGAGGAGAAAGTCATGACCCTGCCTCGCTTGCTACACCCCGTGGATGTGTACGTAGAAAAAATAGACAGGGCTGGTACGTACTACGACGAGGACGCTAGAGAGCCCGCGCAGGGCGCCGCCAGGAAAACCATCGTAGTCATACCCGGTCAGGTGAAATGGGGAACACAGTTGGGCTTGGAGCCGTCTAAGGGTGGACCGCGCGAGGGCGCAGTCGGTTACGTGCTGTTCCGGCGTGTTGATCTGGAAGCCGCTGGTGTGACATTACAGGATAACGATTGCTTCAAGCAGCTCGGCGATGTTGACTGCGATTTGTACGTTGATCGCTTGGAATTTAATTCACACTATCCCTCTGCGGGCGGACCGACTCTGGTCAAGGCCCACTTTTCGGACAGGCAGCCAGCGAAGCAAACGCGCGGGGTGGCTTGAGATGGCGCGCACTCGTTTCAAAAAGACTGGTAAGTGGAAGGAGTTCAAGAGGGCACTGGATCCACGGGTATTTCGTGCCACCTCACGCAAACACATGCGTCGTGCCACGGGCATCAACGCGCTGCTGGCCGTGCGTGGCATCCGTCAAGCGATTACAAAAGGCGATGTCAAGCCGAACGCCGAGCTATCCGTGGCAATCAAGGGCGCGGGTAAGAGACCGCTTGTCGACACCGGCGACATGAGGCAGGCAATCACGCACAAACTGATCGACGATTTCACAGCGTTCGTCGGTGTGCTCAAGATGGACAAGCTGTACAACATTGCGATGACAGTGCACGAACGGGTAGTCATCACAGTCACTAAGAAGATGCGTGCGATGTTCTACTATCTCTGGCTCAAACAGCACCGCCCGGATTTGAATCTTACTGGTCGCGCTGCCGAGTTGTGGGAGCGTTTCAAGGGTCCGTGGCGAAGGCTTGAGAAGCCAGCGATCATCAACCCGAAACGGCCGTTCATCGAGATCGCGTTTGACGATCCAGCGCTGCATAAGCAAGCGCAACGTAACTGGGAAGTGGCTATAGCAAAGACACTCCGGGAGTTGGCGAGATGAGGTTGCTTAAGCTCATCAAGGAGTTCCGTTTCTCAGAGGACGTGAGGGCGAAGATCACGCTCGGGACAGACGTGCGCCTGAACCCGGACGAGCACTGGCTACAGTTGAAAGCTGGCTCCGATGGGTATCCGCTGACCTCGGATCTCTACGCGAAGACATGGGTTTCTAATCCGGAGAGCGTCAAGCAGTGGATCGGATTCGAGGCTGAAGTACTGCACACGAAAGTGAACACGGTGCAGGTCACTAGCGTCGGCTACCAGATATCTGACGGGACGACAGACCGGTACTGGAGCGGGGCTGCGTGGGTCGCTGCCGGAGCTAGCGACTGGAACACGGAGGAGGAAGTCGCAGCCAATATCGGGACCTATCCGGTTACGGAACGCAAGTTGCAGGTGATCCTGAATCTGAAGACCACCGATAAAGTGGCTACGCCGAAGGTCCTGGCCATCAAGGTACTCTACGCTTCGGCGATCGAGTTCCAGGAGGATATCATCTATCGCTCTCTGGTTCCAGCGCTGCGCGATGGTGTCCGACCGAGAGCGCGTGTGCCGTTCACCGCAGCCACCACAACGGATACCTTCGACCTCGACGATCTTGGAATCGAGACGCCGTACAATATCGTAGATGTGGACGCCGTGTTCAACGACACGGATGATCCGAACCACCTCACGGATCTGCTGGACACCTACACCCCGAGCACGAAGGTGATCACGCTCACATCCACCATCGCGCAGGGCAAGACCGTGTGGGTTGATTTCCTGTGGGAACCGGAAGTGGCGGTCACAACCAGTCAGGACTATTCCGAGGTCGAGAAGGTTCCGGCAATCGTACTCGACGACATAAATCTGGTGGATGCTTCGGTTCGCGGTCAGAAGGAAAGTGTGGTCAATCGCAATGACGGCACAGCGGTAACTCTCCAGCGCCCACTTGTTGGAGATCTGGAAATTCTCATGCATCTATTGACAGATAAGGGCGTGGATCTCCAGCGGTTGGCGACGGAGGTAAAACGCTTCTTCGCAAACAACCCGCTCCTACGTTCGGTTGGCACGGACGAAGAGTACAGACTATGGGTGCTGGATGAATTCGATATGACAACCGCCGCGAACCGTGGAGACATCCACACGGGCCGCCTTCGATTTAGCATCGTGGGCGTACGCTACTACCTACGGGACGCCGTGGACGGATATGGGATCAAGAAGTTCCACCTAACTGGAGATATGGACGTTATTGTTCCACCGTAAGAGGAGGTTAGCCAATGGTACGCAGAATAGGACCGGTGAGAGGAGCCGGAACCGTTATTGAGGAGTTGGAAGGTCAACCACAGATCGAACCTGGTGCACTGGGCTGGGCTGGCTACGCCGGGATTCTGGAGAAGGGCGAAGTCGGTGAGTTGATTGTAGCTCAGAACCGAACGCGGTTTCTGAAGAAGTGCGGGAGCTACCTCCCGGACAGCCTGCTTCCGGATGCGTGTCTCGATTACTACGGCCTGGCACAGGGCCGTGGTGGGCTCCTGCTCACGCGCATCACGGACGGGAACGAGGAACAGGCCGTCATGAATCTGTACAGCCGCCGCGTTCCCCGCGCAGCGATGGGAACCATCAAGGCCAAGAACGGCGGTCGATGGGGCGGCAAGCAGCGGAAGTACACCGACGATGTGACATCGGATACCAAGGTCACGAACACAACCCTTGATACCGAGAACACCACGGACTTCACGAAGGATCAATGGAAGGGTGGGTGGATCAGGCTCGACGCCGTCGCAAACACACTGTACCCCATCGTGAGCAATACAGCTCTCGGCGTGATCACCGTGGCTTCCAATTCCACCATGAAAGACGACTGGACGGCAGCGGACCCCACCTACGCGAACAAGCGCTTTTACGTCTATCTGGAGAACGAGAGCAAGGCGCTTTCCGTGGAAGTGCGGGACGGCGAGGAGAAGCCGGACACGGAGTTCGGGATCTTCGTTTACGTGGATGGCGCGCTGGTTAATTCATGGACGAATCTTTCCGTTGAACCGACAGACTCTCGATTCTGGGAAAACATCATAAACAACGATGGCAACAACGACGAGGTAGTAGTAGAAGACCTCCTGTCCGGAGCGCTCACCGCCGATGATCGGCCCGCGAACTACTACGGGAAAATCTCGGCCGTGACCGCCACGGTGCTAACCTGTTACATCAACGACTTCGATCCGGATGTAGTGGGCGATGGTAACGGAACCTGCGCGCTGGGTACCACCACCGACGATATGGTAGATCAGACCATCACTCTCACGTTCACTGCACCCACGACATTCACCGTCGTCAGCGACAAGTTTGGATCGTTGGGCGCGGATGGTACGGTCGGGGTGCTGTATACGCCGAACAACGACTGGTCTCCGCCGTTCACTCTCACAGCCGGAAGCACCGCTTGGGAGGTCAGCGACGTGGCAACGCTGGTCTATCGCCCGTTCGTCAAAGACGCCTTGATCAACGGCTACGTCTGGCCAGACAAGGTGAACTCTCCGCGTGAGAAATACCGTATCGTGGACAACGATCACAAGACAGTGACCGCAGCGCCGGGCTCGGATCTGACCACAGCCGGTGCCATTGACGACTTCTTCATGCTCCAGGCTCCGCTGGAGATGGAGGAAGGAAAGGACGGTATCGCGGATCTCACGGATGCGGACTACAACCAGCAGGCTTGGAACTTAGGCAGTTCGCCATTCGACCGCATTCTCGGCCGCAACCTCGGACTGGTCAAGATGGCCACGCCGGGCGTTACGTCGACAGCGGTGCAGAAGGCGGGTATCGCGTACGCGGATGCCAAGAACCATCAGTACCGCGTTGAGATCCCGAGCGCTACGGTTACAGAAGACGCGGTTCAGACTTACGTGAACGACACGATCGGCCGTAGCGAGTTCTCGGTCTACGCTTTTCCGTCCTATGCTTACGTGACTGATCCAGAGGGCCAGGGCCAGGGCAGGCTGAAGCTGGTATCCAACACGGGGATGATCCACGGGCGCGAAGCCCGTACCGCAAATGACTGGGGCGGATACCACAAAGCAGAGGCGGGCGAAGATCAGATCTTGCCAGCGATCCTGAAGATCCCGACGGGCGAGGCCATTCTCGACCACGAGATACTGAACCCGCTGGGCGTAGCGATCATCAAGAAGGTGAAGGGCAACTTCGTGATCTGGGGAGACCGCACCGCGAACCTGAGCCCGGAGTGGAAGTGGAAGCATCAGCGAGAGTACATGTGCCATACAGAGAACGTGTTGCGTGAGAACTTCGATTGGATCATCTACGCAATCAACGATCCAATCGAGTGGAAGAAGGCGCTCACAACGCTGAAAGCTTACTTCCTGCCCGAGTGGAGAAAGCGCGCCCTCCAGGGTAGGTCGTTAGACGAAGCCGCCATAATCAAGGTGGATTCGGAGATCAACACCCCGGTCACAACGGCAGCAGGAGATGCGTACGCGCAGCTATCACTCTGGCTCGCGGACACGATTGAACGTTTCATAATCGTCATGTCGAAAAGAGGAATTTTTGAGTCGGTCACAGCATAGGAGTACCGATGTCGATAAAGGGCAGTAAGCTTTCTGAAGCGACGAAATGCAAGATGTGTGAAGCGGCGCATCGCCGTCTGGCTACACCAGAGGGGCGTAAGCAACTTCGGCGTGCTGCTGCAAAGGCTTGGGAGACTCGTCGCGGGCTAAAGGAATCTGATGAGCTTTGCGAAAAGCGCGCAACGATTGTTCAACGCCGGATGCAGAATCCCGAAGAGCGGAAGAAGATCTTAGCCTGTCTTGATATGGCATCTAGCAGGAGAGGTTGGCTCTCGGAAGAGCACAAGGCAAAAATTTCTAAGGCTCATAAGGGCAGACCCAAAAGCAGGGCGCACCGACAGAAACTCCGCGAGATAAGTCTTGGAAGAAAACAATCTGCCGAGACCCGTCGAAAGCGTTCCGAGACTCTGAAACGCATCGGCCATGGTAAGCACAACAAAGGCCGCAAACGCTCCGAGGCGACCAAGCAGAAAATGCGAGCGGCCCAGAAGCGTCGTTTCGAGCGTCCGGGTGAGCGAGAGAAGCAAGCGGAGCGTAATCGTCGGCGATGGGCACGATTAGGCCATAAGCACCGACTCTACGACGCTGCTGCTGAGAAAGAGGGCTGGAGTGTGCTTCGAATTTGGGAGCATGAATTAGCAGAGGGCGAAGCCGAACGCATCATTTTGACGCGGGCAAATACTTGCAAGAGACGTAATTCAAACCTTTCAATCTCATAGGAGGTAGCAAACATGACTTTACTAGCATTGGAACAGAAACCGGGAACGGACCTCGTCGATGCGCACAACAAGCGGAACATCGATCGCATCAACGCGATCGTGACGCAGGTGAACAAGCTGCCGGAGGACACAGGGCACGTCGCGCAGGCGTGTCTGTTCCTCGCGACGTTGCCGACGGACACCAACACCGTGACCATCGGATCGGACGTGTATGAGTTCGAGGGCGTCGGCGCGAACATCAACGTGCTGAAGGGCGCGAGCGCGGCCGAGTCGCGGGCGAATCTCGTCATCGCGATCAACAACGAGGGCACCGAGCTGGTGGTGGCTGATCAGCCAACCACGCCAGCGACCAGCGTCCGCATCCAGCCCGCCGACCGGACAGGCGGCACACCGCAGATCGGGGCGGGAACGAGCATTGCCGTCTCCGAGACGCTGGCCGATGCGGCAGATGTTTGGAACGTCGCGAACTTAAACGAGTCTGGGGCACCGGCGTACAAACAAGTCGCTCGCGGCGTTATCGTGATCACGGCCGAGAGCCTTGCGTCATTGTTCACGCTAGAATTGCCGTTCACCCCAGCGGTACTTGCCTGGTCTGCGTTCAACGCATCTGGGTTACCCATCGCTGGCAAGGGGGAGTGCGTGATCAACGGGGACTATCTGGAGTTCGACTTCGACGCCACCTCCACGCTAGCGGCCACAGATTACGTCGTGTGGGAAGCGTATGGCAACTAGCATCCGGCTTTCGATGACGCTGTAGAACCTAAAGGAAGGTGAACTATGAAAGGCGTTATATCAGCGGATCACATCCCAGTCAGTGAGTACCAGCTCCTGTTCCTTGGACTGCCTCCGCTCACGATCACGGAGATCTCCGGAATCGAGGAGGAACTGCAGACCACGGAACTCCCGGACAAGACGACTGCTACCACAGGCGACAGCATGCCCACGGAATACTCCATTAAAATTCCGTTACACGAAACGGTGCAGATCGCCGCGCTTGAACTCTGGTTTCAACTTTGTAAGGCCGGGGATCCACTGTCCAAGAAAGTTGGCACGCTCCTCTTGCAGAGTATCTCGGGAAATATCCTGCGTTCGTACTCTGTCCTCGGCACTTACCCCTTCAAGCGCGGATTGCCCGATCTCTCGATGGAGAACGAAGGCGAGCTGGCCGTCATGGAGTGGACGTTCAAGGCAGACGAGATACTCTGGCTTGGTTGAGTAGTAATGCAATTCTAACCTCTGCCCAGTGGTTGGGCCTAACAGGGTTTCGATTGTTACCGGAACCGACTGGAGGTGAACCGTGGAAGACTCGGAAACCAAAAATAACGGACTACGAAAAGTTCCTCTGATCGATCAGGGTCCGCACCTGCCCATTGGTATGATCGATACCAGTGGTAAATATCACAAAGATATTTTGGTGCGGGCGTGGAAATTGAGAGAGGAACGCGAACTTGGCACGCTGGTAAAACATCAGCAGAGCGCCAGATTCGGGCAGTACGTAGCGATCGTCCTCGCGCATATGTGCACACAGTTGGGTCACCATGATTTCGGATCCAAAGTGGTAAAGGACAAGATCGTCAACAAGAAACTTCTTTCGGAGAGACTGGCGATTGTCAACGATATGTACATGGGCGACGTGCTGTTCGCTTACCTATGGCTTCGCGTTCAGTCCATGGGTACGGAATTACCGATCCAACTGAGCTGTCCCCGCTGTCGCGAGAAAATCCCCTTCAAAGCGGACCTCGATAGCTTGGAAGTTAGATCCGTTGATAGAGTTGAGGACTCGGAATGGCGTTACAAGCTTGCAACCCCGATCGAGATCCGGAATCAAGAGATAGTAGATCTCCTAATCAGGCCGCCTCGCTGGTCTGCGTTGAAGAGTGCTGGCAGTGACGGTGGTAACTTCGGCGAGTTGAAGGCATCTATGATCCATAGTTCGGTCTACGCAGCCGGTGATATGGAGCCATTGCCGTTAGCCCCGCACGAATTCGATGAGCTAACGAAGTTGGATTTCGAGACGTTGACCGCAGATATCGATGCCCAGTCGGTGGGTCCGGATCTAATGGTGGAACTGGATTGTTCTGCTTGCAGTAGGCAAATACGAACTTCCATAGAATGGGCATCAGAAGATTTTTTCGGAGTGTCCTCCCGATCGACAGCGATGCGATCTTAAGGGAGGAAGCTTTCTTATTGACATACGGGATGAAAGGCGGGCTCACCTGGAGCGAGGTCGAGGATCTGACTTGGAGTGATCGGTCATGGCTTATGAAGCGATTGGTCAAACAGTACGAGAAGGAGAGGGCAGCAATTAAACCCAAGAGGTGATGACGGATGGCTTTCGAACGCCTTGGTCTCGGTGGAATTCTTACGTTCGACGAGAAACCTGCCGTTGGTGGCTTGAAGAAAGCCCAAGGTTCATTTAACCGCTTCGTGGAGTCGAGCGATAAAGTCCAACCAGCGATGCGGCGGACCGGAAACGCGTTCAGCAGTTTTGGAAAGCTTTTGCCGACGTTGGGTATAGCTGCGGTAGTAACCGGCATAGCAGCTGCGTTCAAGAAGATGATAACGTCCGCTGGGGAGTTGGAAACCGGCATGGCGCGGATCAGCACCTTGCTGGATGTCGTGCCTGGTCAGATGCAGATGATGACGAAGGATATTCTCCGCTTGTCCGACAAATACGGCATGGCGACGAAGGATATGACCGATGCGACGTTTCAGGCGATATCCGCAGGTGTGAAGCAGGAAGAGTCACTGGGTTTCATGGAAGTTGCGTCGAAAGCCGCTGTAGGAGGCTACACTGATGTGAAGACGGCTGTATCCGGACTCACCACGGTCATGAATGTCTGGGGTTTGAAGACGGCACCAGAAGCATTGCGCGTTGCTGATTCAATAAACATCGCAAATAAAAAGGGCGTAACCACATTCGAAGAGGTCTCGCGTTCCGTGGGGCGCGCAGCAGCCGTTGCCAAGGGAGCTGGACTGAGTTATGACGAACTGCTCTCCACGATCGTGGCTGTTACCAAGGGTGGCGTTGTCACGGCAGAAACCATGAGTGGGCTCAAGGCAGTGCTTGCGGGAATAGCTCATCCGACAAAAGCTGCTGAGGAGGTGATCGGGGATCTTGAAAAAGATTTTAGCACAGCCGCTGTCCAGACGAAGGGCTGGGCGAAGTTCCTCGCTGATCTGGTAGAAATAACCAAAGGCGACAAAGTAGCTATCGATAAATTATTTGGTTCAGTGGAAGCGGGGAACACGATTCTCAACCTGGTTAGCCAGGAAGGTTTCGCTAATTTTACGGAGGCCATGGAAGGAATGCGGCAGGGCGCGGGAGCCACAGAAGAAGCGTTCCGAAAAGCGTCAGAGACCTCGACGCATCAGTGGAAGAGGATGACCACTTCGGTCGCGAATTTGGGCAAGCAGCTAGGTCTGCGGTTGCTGAAATCTTTTGATGGCACCTTCGATGATCTCGCGGGCAGTATCTCAAACTTCCGTCAGGCTTTGGATGAGGTCTTGGATGTGGACTGGAGCGATGCGGAGCAAGCGCAACGAAGGGTTACGGAACTGACCAAGAAGTACGGTAAAGACACGGTGAGAGTTGCGCAATGGGTATCAGGAGCGATCGACATTATTAAAGCGGCGTGGACAGCATTGAAGACTGTAGTCGGGACGGTGTTTGCATTTCTGGACGCTACGATAGGCGAGTACTTCAGGGGATTCATGGATTACTTTGCGCCGTTGAGATCGGCTATTGAGACTTTGGTTAACACGCTTGGTCAACTATTCGAGACGCTTTTTGGCTGGCTTGGTCCCGCGACCAAATCAGCAACCGGTGAGTCGATGAGTTATTTCAGAGCTTTTGGTTCAATGGTAGCAAAAATGCTGACAACTATAATCAAGGGTTTGGCCTTCGTCTTTGAACTTCTGCGCACTGCGATGGAAGAGTGGCGCAGTTCTTTCGAGAGGGGAATTGCCTCGGCTCATGCAACGGGGGCTAAAGGCCTAGCGGCGCTTGGGATCATTAGCGAGGAGACTGCAGCCCGTGAGGTAAGAGCGGCGACGTTTGCTGATAGACTTATTAAGGAAAAAAGGCGGAAGGAGCGAGAAGCATTCCATGCAAGGCTGGAAGAAATCAACAAACTAGGGCAGGCACAGACCGAGGTCGGCGTTGCTCCAGCCAAAGCGGCTACAGAGGCAGCAAGAGCAGCGAAGGAAACCGCCGCCGCTGTACCGCCTAGACCCAAGTTTAGTATCGACATCCGTAATCGTGTTGACATCGATGGCCGCGAGGTGAGCCAGAGGATGTCCAGACACCAACAAGAAGTCAAAGAACGCGCTGGTTTCAAGTCCACGCCGTGGCAGCGGAGAATGGTTTTGGAACACGGCGCAATGCCCGCTACGGTGAGAGGTTCCTGATAATGGCTGGAAAGCAAGTTTCATGGTTCCTGTACAATCTGGATACCGACGATAAGATCGAGGGACAGTTCCCACCCGAGGACACGACTCAGGAGCTGAGCGCGGCCTACGCAGCGGAAAGCCCACTGAATCGCCAGCACCCGATCACGCAGTTCCTGCACGGCAATGCGGAGACAGTTAGCTTTCGTGGCAGGCTCTACGCAGAGGTCATAACCGACGATCTGACCAAACCACTTAGGTTACTTCAATCCTGGACAAAGCGAGATCCCGATCTGTTCCGCCCACCGATTCTGCATTTCTGGGTTGGGGACTCTACCTTGAAAGTGGACCAGTGTCTTCTCGAAGCACTATCAGACATTTCCTATGCTAGCTTCCGCAGTGATGGAAGCCCTAGGGATATTAGCTTCACCGTGCATCTCCGCGAATATGTACCGTTCTCTCTTCTAGTCGAAGCCGGGGGCGAGACCCGGTACCACCGTGCGCGAGATCACGACTACTACGAATGGCTATGTCAGCGGGAGTACGACAATCCGCTAATGGGCGTCGTGATCAGAAGCAGACATCCGGATCAGGCGCTGCTTGAGGCTGGTGATGTCGTGAAGCTTCCAAGCGCTGAAACACTGAGGAAAGAAAGGGCACAGCCCACATCAATTGCACTGAGGACCGCCTATGGTAGAAAGGCTACACCTCAGAGGGATCTGCGTGTTGAAGCATTCGACAGGCTGAATGTGGAGAGCACTTCGCACGTTGTTCTGGAGTAGAAAAGATGGCAGGTGAGGATTTAGCGCCGCATTATAGCTTGGAAGTTGCGGGCCATGAACTTCGATCCGATATCACCCAGTTCATTCAACGAGTAGAATACGAGAGTGCGGATGGAATTGTCGATACGGCCAGGATTACGGCTTTTAATCCGGATTTTTTGCTGTCCAAATCCAAGGTGCTTGCTCCCGGGAATGAGATGGATATTTGGATGGGTTATGGTGGACTCGTTAGCAGAGTTGGGCGTGTTATTCTCATGACTCCAAGAGTCTCATTTCCTACCGATGGTATACCTATTGTGGAGGTAACCGGCTATACCAAAGACTATCTGATGCAGGAGCAGAAACCCGATCCAGGTGGGAAAAAACGAATCAAGGAGATCGAAGCGAGACTCAGCCGAGCCAAGAAGTGGGAAGAGAAACTAAGATGGAAGGCCGTGCTCAAACGGGCACGAGGTACTATTGTTTTCAGAGACACGACGGTCGATAAAGTCGTCGATGAACGATCGTCAGGGTATCAGTTTTATCCAGATATCGACCCCACGCCGTTCATAAAGGGCGAGATCCAGCAACCTTCAATGATGTCGGACTATCAGCTTGTGCAAGGGCTAGCGAACTTGACAGGTTATCTTTTTTGGGTGGACTACGACTACGAAACTGGTTGGACACTACACTTCAGGGATCCTACAGAACCCCTTGGTGTCCAGGATCGTGTATATACTTTTCGATATAATCAAGGTGATAAAACTACTCTCCTGAACTTTGTACCCGAGATGGTTTTTCGGGAACACTTTACGAGCATACGGGTTCAAACTGCGAATAGACACCCCGCTGGCCTTCGTTTTGGCTGGCCCTTGGAAGCGGAAATTCATGAAGAACTTGGTCTCGAAGCGGATCTCCAGCACACCGGCGCAATAGAGGAGATGGAAAAAGCACCAGAAAGCGCCGAGGCTGTAAAGTTTTTCATCGGCAATTTTAGCTTTACCACAAAAACAAATGTGGTATTCCGAAACAAAAAGGATTTGGAAGTATGGGCGTCCCAGTGGTACCGGCGAATGCGAGAGCAATTCATAGTCGGCAGCGGAACAGTCATCGGTATGGAGAGTCTGCTTGCAAGACAAGTGCATCGTCTTGAAGGGATGGGGATTCCCTACGACGGAAAGTACTACTTTTCCAAGGTTCGCCATATCATGGAAACTGAGTCTGGTTATCGTTGCCAGTTTTCGGCCAGAAAGATACTGGAGGGTTAGTTCGGATGCCGAATGTCATAGAGAAGTACATCGCGAAAGTCGTAGCGAACAACGATTCCGAGTTCAGAGGAAGAATTAAGGTCACCTGCGCCGATCTGACAGGCGATCCAGAAGCCGTGCTCCCGGGATGGATTGAGCCGCTTCTGGACTGGGGTTGGTTCTACGTTCCAGATGTGGACGAGCATGTGGAGATAGAGGGGGTGGTCTCTACAGACGACGATGAGGTGCCGGGACAGAGCATGATCATGAACCCGCAGATCACTTGGAGAGGAAAAAGATTTTACCACGAAGCTGAAGAGGCACCGACTCCTGTACATGATGATTTCAAACAGGAGACTACCTACGGCAAGCGCCGTGGATTCGCCACACCCAATGGTCATATTCTAATGTTCGACGATACTGATGGAGCGCAGCAAGTCCGTCTCACCTGGCACGCAAAGGAGGACAACGAGGATAAGTATTCCTATATCGCGTTCGATGCCGATGGATCCGTCGTCATGCAGAACAAGACTGGCTCGCTAGTCTATATTGACGCGAAGAACGGGGCGATAACGATCGTTGACGAGAACGGGAATCTGATTGCTTCAGATGAAGTAGGACTTCGGCTGATCGACAAGCACGGAAATATTATCGACATGAAGCAGGGCGCGATCCAGATTCTGGGACAGAAAGCGGTGACCGTTAGTTGCAAGAACTGCGACTTAAAGGCCGGTTCTGTGAACTTGGGCGACGGTGCGGATCAGCCGATAATTCGCGGAACAGAATGGTACGCTTGGGCAGAGACGCATATACACACCTCTGGCGGTTCTGGTTCGCCGTCTTCTCCTCCGACAGTTACACCACCACCGACCTCATTGAGTACAGTGGTGAAAACGAAATGAGACTATGAGCAAATGCATATTCCCAGAGATACCGATTCCGAAGCTGCCTTTCCCCATACCTCCGGGCGTGCCCGCGATTCCGAAGCTACCGCCGCTACCCAAGCTTCCAGATGTGCTGGTAGTGCCTCCACTGCCTCCGCTGAAACTTCCGTTTCCTGTACCACCAGGTATTCCGGCGATACCAAAGTTGCCCGCACTTCCCCAGCTTCCGGATGTGCTGGTGGTGCCCCCACTACCGACTTTGAAACTTCCGATCCCGATACCGCCCGGGGTACCGGCTGTGCCCGCGCTGCCCGCATTGCCACTCATTCCACCGTGTGCGCTGGATTGAGAGAGAGGTGCTGATCAATGGCCAAGGGTCTGAAACTTCCGGTGGGTGTTGACTCGATGGGCGGGGCGGCGATGGTGGAGGGAGAAGACGATAACAAGCAGGTTATCATGGCAGCGCTCTCCGACTGCGACAACGACCACGCTTTTCAGCAGGATATCGGGCTCGGCGTGGATATGATATTCGACATCAGCGATCCCATTTCACGGGCCAGAATCCTGCGGAAAGTTAGATCCATCTTCGACCGCTTTGAAGCGCTGCACCGCTTCCGGCTTCTGACGGATACTCTCCGCTGGACTACGGACGAAGGCGAACTGACGTTGGAATTCATTTACCACGATATCGAGAGCGATGAGGATCGCCCGTTTGCGCGGACGTTTACGAGCAAGTAGAAGGAGCTATCCCCATGACAACCATACAGATCCCAGATTTTGAATTTTCCGCTTTCTACTACGCGAAAATCCTTGATGCGCTGACCACCTATAAGAGACAGAATTTACCGGAGCACACGGATGAGAGCGAGTACGATCCCTTCATGCAGTTCCTGCGCATGCAGGCTCTGGTCGGGCACATCAACAACTGCCTTCTGGATCTGGTGGCCAATGAAGCCACGCTTCCAACCGCGCAGTTAACGGAAAGCGTGAGGAACATGCTCCGTCTCATCGACTACGAGCTGGCAACCGCGAGCCCGGCCTCAGCGGATATCGTCTACGAACTCAGCAAGGTCTTTACCTCCGCATACGAGTTGATTCCAGAGGGCGCACTCACTTCCACCGAGCGGGAGACCGGCGTTGATCCAGTGATCTTCGAGCGGCCCACGGCGGTGACAATCGACCGCACGGATCAATTCTCCTACGTATTCGGTCTGGAGGGATCGACGTACACGGACTACACGGACAAGGCAAACTCACAGACGACACCAGCCGACGACTGGACACCGTGGACCGGTGCGGTGGCTACGAAGGACGCGATCTACTTCGGCCACAAGCACATCATGTGGGATAAGCTCGGGCTGTGGTTCACGACGCCCATGGCTGGCACGAAGCCAACCGGAACTATAAACTGCATTATCCAGAGTTGGATGGGCGATGGCGACTACTTCACGCTGGACGACGGCACGAACCCGGCTGTTAATTTCTGGTTCAATGTGACTGGCATTTACACACCTCCGGGCGGTTACAATTCGACGAACATCGAGGTGGACATATCCGGTGATACCACTTCGAGCGAGGTTGCCACCACGGTCAGGACGGCAATCAACGGTGTTGGTGCCAGTCTACTCATTACAGCGAGCGGTTCCGGTAACGTGGTTACACTGACGCATGACAATTTCGGCACTGAGGGCAACAAGGCGGTCACCGAGAACGTGACTAATGTGAATTTTACAGTAGCGGGCATGTCCGGTGGTACCGATGGTATCAAGGGTATCTGGGAGTACTACGACGGGAACTTCGATAAAACGGAACCGACGGAAGTGAAGATCGATGTGCCATCGGCGGGGAAGCTCCTTTTCGATCTTACCGACTATCTCGGCAGCGCTGTTAAGAGCGGAACGCAGATTCGTGTACGCTTGAATGTCTCAGCGGCATACTCGGATGTTGAAAGTGCTTTCGGTATTCCTAGCGGTAGCGGTTTTTCTGTGGCGAAGAATTACTGCGTGGTAGATTCCTATCTCGGGCAGACAACGCCGAGCACTGTTACTTCTGACTACACAGTGGGAAGCGATTGGGAGGAGGTTCAGGATCTTGTTGACGGATCGGCGCTGCTCTCCCAGGACGGTAACGTCGAGTTCTCTCTCCCGCAGACGCTAACTCGCGATTGGAAAATCGGTACCGTGAACGGAGTCGATGCCCAATGGTTGCGCTATAGGGTAATAAGCGTGGACGCAGTTGTGGATCTCCCCACCTTCCAGTACGGCCGGCTTGACCAGGGCAAGCAGTACGCTCTGGCAACTTCTACCCAGGGCCGCACGCAGAGCGACGATCCTCTAGCGTCATCGGACGGGACAGCAGACCAGCGATTCGAGACCACGAGGGACAACTACATCTCGGGCACAATGGAGTTCGAGGTAGAAGGAGAGCTGTGGGCGGAGGTGGACAACTTCTTGTTCTCTGCTCCAACGGACAAACATTGCATCGTGGAAATCGGTGAAGATGATCGGGCTACGGTCGTGACCGGTGACGGAATCAAGGGCAAGATCCCACCCGTGGGCGTTGACAACGTTGCGGCTGACTATCGTTATGGTGCGGACCTCGATGGCAATGTCGGTGCGGATACGATCACCGTGGACAAAACTAGTCTCACGTACGTGAACAGGATCTGGAACCCGCGCCCCGCCTCTGGGTGGTCGAAGGCGGAAGGCGCGGACGAGGCGAGCCTGGAGCAGGCGAAGATCGCTGGACCGGCTACACTGAGGGTCAAGGACATCGCACTTGGGCCAAGTGACGTAGAGACCTTGGCGAAGAGCTACGTCGACGCGGCCGGGTCAAAGCCGTTCTCTCGCGCGAAAGCTATAGAAGAAGGTTTCGGACCGAAGACGATTGAGTTGGTTGTTGTCGCGAAGGGCGGCGCGCAGGCTACCGCTTCTCAGCTCGCGGAGATCGAAGAGCACTTCAACGGAGATCCCTATTCATATCCCGTGAAGGAAAAGCATCTTGTAGCGAACCAGGAAGTCACGGCCGTGAACTTCGTGCCGAAAACGATCGATATAACCGCTACCGTCTATGGTGAGGTCGCGGCTGCCGCTATCGAAGCGAGGCTGGCGACGGTGATCCAGCCCGAGGCGCTTAAGGAAGACGGGGTAAGCTGGGAGTGGGAGTTCGGCGCCGATGTGCCTGTGTCCCGCATAAGCCATGAGATATTCGAGGCGGACGAAGATATAACGAAAGTTGTTCTCACTGCCCCGGCCTCGGATGTTGTTCTCGCGGCCAGAGAGCTGCCGAAGCTTGGAACGGTAAGCATCACTATAGTGAGCTAATAAGATGCCGACCTTGGATCTCGATATGTATGATTTCCTGATCAAACCGATCAGGGATCAGGACGTGCAGAAGGGCAACGAGTTCGTCCGCCGTCTCCTGCAAGGCGGGCAGGCAGTCTGGCAGACGATCATCGACAAGATTGAGTCGATAAAGAATCTGTGGTCCGTGACCGACTGCCCGGACGATTACCTCAAGTACCTGAAGCTGATTGTCGGCTGGACGCCAGATCTGGACGGGATAACTGCCGAAATGGACGCGGAGACTCTGCGAAGACTGATCGCCGCATCGATTCCCATCTGGAAAGCGCGGAGTACCGAGGACTCGATCATCCGCGTGGTGAGCCTGCTTGTGCCGGGTCGTAGCCGGATCTGGAACTGGTTTGACTTCCGGTGGGTGACGAACGAGACGATACTTTCGGAAGAACATCAGGGCCGCGATCCGTGGATGGTGTACTTCCCGGGTCCGACCGAGGGTCGGGAGTACTGGTCTAATGTGCGCATCGTGGACACAGGCACTGCCGACCGAACGATGGTTAAAGACATCCTGAACCTCATGCGTCCGTGCGGGGAGCGCTACAGGATCGTGTATCTTGCACTCCTGGATTTATTCAACATCCTAGGCGATTGGAGCCAGTGGGATTCCGTGGTAGGCGATTCGCCCATCGTCGCAGACGGCGCACTGAAGCTGCAGAACGCAACGCAAGAGCAGTATCTGGCAGCGAATGTCGCTGGTAGTGCTGACTGGGACAGTTACGTCGCGTTCACTCGGACACGCTGTATTGGCACCGCTGGAGACTTCGGGCTTCTGTTCTACTTAGACGCAACGCTGAAAGATGGGTACTATGCCGCGCTGAATGTTGCACAGAATCGGCTACGTCTCTATAAGCTGACTGGCGGAACGCCAGCGACGCTCGTTACCTACGACTTCAGCGGCATGCCCTACGCACTGCAAGAAAATGTTTGGTATGGCCTGCGTATTCAGATCTCGCCCGAGGGCTCACCCGGGGGCGCAACGAACAGGATCGTGGTCTATTGGAACGGAATGGAATTGATCAACACGACGGACGCAACGTGGACAAAGGGCTCAGTGGGTCCCTACGGCGGGACTGTAAAGGCAGAGTTCGATGAGATCGAGGTCCTTGGTCTTCCGGTGGAGACCGAGACGGTGGAAATCAACTACTAGCTTTGAGGAGTGAGAATAATGGCTACCGCTGACAAGTACGTGAACCTCTCGGTCAATCGAATTCTTGGCGTTGACCGGTTCAAAACCGAGTTCCTGGACTTCCTGCGCAACCACGATAAAGACATCGTGGCTTCCGTCTTCGCCAGCTCTGGTGTCTTCGACGCGCTTACTCTCATAGCGAGCGGGGCGGATGAATTCGATATCTCCGGATTTTCGGGCAAGGGGATCGTGGGGATCGATGGTGCAGGCAACTTCCTGGATCTCGATGCGCGTTCCGCTGATTTCGTGGATATCAAGTTTGAGAACCAAGTCACTGTGACTTACCACGTTGGTATGAAGGCAGAGATACTACCCGAGAGCCTCGCTGTCTCACCAGCGGACGGAGTGCCGCACTGGGATCGAATGGAGGAGGTTGTTGGCTGGGAGGGCACGCCAGACGGTGTTGTAGACAACTTAAACGGGACGATGACGTTCAAGGTCAACCGCGTTACGGAGGATGGTACGCCAAACATATCCAATGCGGGGCGGAAAGTCGCGGTGTACAAGAAAGTGCTGGAGAAATCCGCGGTAGTCTACGCCAAGGCCCTGGAGATCTGCACCGTGGTCTGGGACGCTACGGATAACAAGATTACTACCACTACGTGGGCCACGGGCGGCGCTGGTGATTTCGGACAGGACTCACCATCGACAACCACGGGGGACTACGTAGTGGTTCTGATCGGCCCGCGCGTAAGCCGTGGCACGGATCTGAGGACTTTACCCGCATGGTGTTACGTCGGGAATGTGACCGGGGCTGGGGCTGGCAACCCACCGTCTACATTCGACACCACGGAACAAAATCTCATGGCCATCCCGCTTTCCGATCTAACACAGATCACAAGGTATGAAAGCGTTCCTCCAGACAGGCTCAAAATTGACGTGCAAGCACTTGCCGGTGAGTCCGGAGTTGATCAGATCCGAGTCACGAAGCTCGGGACCGGCGTTATGTTCAAGGTCAACGAAGCCGGGGATGTCACCATGGAAGGTGACTTGACGGTAAAAGGCACGACCACGCAGGAGGACGTGGTACAGGTTAATTCGTCCGAGACCATCACAGATAACCTCACGGCGGGCGATGCGGACACGGATACGCACGCTATTCAAGGCGAGTGGACGCACAGCACCGATGGTGGAGTCGCTACGGCCTTCGCTATAGACGGCGATACGGGCCGGATCGGAATAGGTGGTGCTTATGATGGAACCAATGCGCTGAAGGTAACGGGCAGCATGGGTATGACTGGAAATCTGCTGCCCATCGGTTCAGTGGATATTGGATCAACGACAGATCTCTTCCAGGCGATTTACGGCGAGAAGTTATCCGTACGAAGCGCGGCGCCGACGATTCAAATCTACGATACGGGCGCGGCATCCAATGAGAAGCTCTGGGCAATTCGCGTGGATACCGGTGATGATCTGGAATTCACGACACTCACAGACATCGGTGCCACTGGTTCAGTATTCATGAAAGTTACGCGCGGAACGGCAACAGCAGTAACGCAGATCGATATTTACGAACCGACTTACCTCAACGACTCGCTGTTCGCGCAGTCCATCGTAGAACGCGTAGCTGGTGGAGGCAACTATTCATTGGGAGCCAGCGATCGACCGTGGGGAGAGATAATCGGGCAGGAGATTCGCGCACGCATAACTTCTGGCGTCCCAAGAGTCTACCTAGAGGAATTAGATCAGTCGGATGCAAGAGAAAACTGGGGCATTGCTGCGTCAATTGGGGATCTAATCATCTCCGCATATAACAACGACAAAAGTGATTCTAATCCAGCGATACACATTCATCGCGATACAGGAGATGTCTATACGGTGCACGATGTGCAGTTTTTTGTCCCGCTACTGACGATCTCAGCGCTACCGCTAATAATAGAAGGATCTTCAGGTAATACCTTCTTCTTGGATATGATCACTTTCGAAACTGGGATAGGCACAAACGAGGGCCGCTGGAGGTTGACGACCACGGACGATGGCGGTGGGGATCTCAAGTTAGTAACGCTGACGGATGCTGCGGGAGCTGGCGCCGACGTTCTGAAATTCATCCGCGGTTCTGGCACTGCGTTTGCCTCGCTCCTGGTATATGGGAATCTGCACTGTGGCAGTGACGGCGGTGGGGATCTCGGAACCACTGGCAATCGGTGGGGTAATGCGAATCTATCCGGGAACATGATTGCTTCGCAAGCCCGAGTATCTGCCGATCCCGGTAGCGGTTCAAGTTCATCAGTCACCTTCACCGGCGTAACAACATCTGCAGTGTCATCAGGGACCGGGACTGTGAAAATGGATACGGCGAACAACGCGGATTCTATAGGCTGGCTGAAGATCTTTGTCGCTACGGACACGAGATGGATGCCTTTCTGGACTACGAACGCGCCTTGATCTTGCTTTCATGATCCAGGATTGTTACTATCTAGTCCAAGAGAAAGGAGGCACGAAGCCCATGAGGAAAATGAACGAGAAGGAAATCAACGAGTACCTGCAAGGAGTGCTGGCTGGCAAGCGCGCGCTACCGACCGAGCTGGAGACCATGGCGTTGAAGAAATTCAACGAGGTAAACCAGCAAGTCACGCAGACTCAGCAGAAGGTACAGACATCGGCCCAGCAGCTTGAAGCGCTGAAGGCGCAGCTATTGCGCATGAGTGGCCAGCGCGACGCGTTCGCACAGATCCTGATCTCGGCTGAGGAAGCACGCGCGACGACTCCGGAGCTGAAGGTGGTGCCAGGCGACGAATCTGTGGGTATGAATCTGAACGAGCTGAAAGAGTCGTTCAAAGCGGACAAGATCGAGGCTGTGGACAACGATGGTAATCTCCTGGACACCACGGAGCCGGAAGAAAAAGGCGAGGTGAAAGAGTGAGCCTGATCAAGCCAGCGACGATCGGCAGTCGCGGCGAGCCCGTCCGCAGGCTGCAGGAGAACCTCAAGGCTCTAGGGTTCTATCCTCACCTGGTGGACGGCGAGTTCGGGTGGCGCACGCGTGATGCTGTGTTCGCGTTCCAGGAGCGTTACTTTTGCGATGGGATCGTTGACGAGAAGACGGAGTGTGCTGTGACCGAGGCTGTAGCTGCGTGGGCGAATCGTGACGAGAACATACTGCTACCTGTTCCTCACGGTCTGGCCGAGGTGGAGAAGCAGTTCGGCCACATCGAGTTCGAAGATACCGAAGGCGGGTACGTGCGCATCGTGAACAACTTCGCGGACTACATATCTGAGTTCAACTTCCCGGTCGTTGGCCGGCAGCTCCTGCACCAGAAACTAGAGCCTGTCCTGACCTCGGTGCTGGTGGAGATCGAGAAGCGGGGCCTCGACCGCGATATCCTCCAGTTCGGGTCCTGGTGCCCGCGCCATAAGTTCCATGACCCGCGATGGGGACTGTCCCTGCACTCGTATGGAGTGGCTGTGGACATCAACCAAGCGACGAACCAGCCGGGCACACGCGGCAACCTCCACCCCGGCATCGTGGATGTCTTCGAGCGCCACGGCTGGAAGTGGGGGGGCCGCTGGCGGATTCTGGATCCCATGCATTTTCAGCTAGCGACTGGAATTTAACCTCTTTTAAAAAAAAGGAGACATATCATGAGACAATCAAAAACCGTAGCGCTGATCCTGGGATTATGCACACTTCTCGCTCTCGGCGGTCTGGCTTTAGCGGAGTCGACAGATCTTGCGCACGCCACAGGCACAGAAACACATGCCATGCTCGCTCTAGCCACGCAGGATGAACCGGAGGCTACGTCTGCGATGGCTGAACCGTCCGGAGAAGGGAACGCCTCAGAGGGCTCGGAATCGAGCGGAGAGGGCAGTTCGGCAGAAGAGGGAGAAGTCACACTTGACGAGCTGTTCAAGTCGCTGGAGAAGGTCGTGACCGATTTCCGCGGTGTTGGTCTGCTCGCTGGATTCATTTCCCTGATCGGTCTGCTGATGCTCGTGCTCCGGTTCAAGCCCCTGAACGCGTGGCTTGAGAAGAAGGGGTGGAAGAAGTACAAGCCCTGGGTCGCGGCTGGACTCGGCGGGATCCTGGCTTGCCTCACCGCGCTCGCCGCAGGAACCGAATGGTGGAAGGCTGTGATCGCCGGCGTCTTCGCTGCGGTCACCGCGCTGGCGTCGGTCGGGCTGCACAATCTTCTCACGGCCGGAAACGCGGACAAGAAGAAGCCTGGGATGGTTTGATGGCAGCCAACTCCTTCTGCGACTGGGTACGACGCTGGGGTTTGTGGATCCTCTTGATCCTGGCTGCGGGGCTCTACCTGCTAACCAGGATTCTCCCGAGGAAGAGCAAGCGCGATCTCTTCGTCCAAGCGAAGAGGGAAGCGGCCAGACTCAAGGATGCGGCGGAGACCAAGTACCAAAAGCTCAGCCGAGAAATGCGGCAACGTCGAAAGGAGTTGGATGGGATCAAAGCAATCCCCGATGAGGCAACACGTCTTCATGCCTTGTCCATGTTCTCGAACAGACGGAGGGCGCGATGAAGTTGATCGCCATGATCCTGATCGCGTTGCTGCTCTCCGCCCCGATCTTCGCGCAGGACCTCGCCACACCACCACAGGACAACGCTCCGATACTGAAGAAACAGCCCGCGCCATTTTCTGGCATACTCGTGCCAGAGAGCCGCTTCACCGAGTATCTGGATCTAGAGCTACAGATCGAAGAGTTGGAGGCGCGACTTCGCATTCAGGAGAACCTTGTTCTCGAAGTGGAGAAGGTTTATACTACGAAGTTGGAGGCGGCAACCCGACCGGAGAAATGGTATGCAACGTCTGAGTTCAATCGTCTTCTCGGTTTCATCGTTGGTGTTGGCGTCACGGTCGCCGTGTTCTTCGCTGGCGCCGAGCTCACCAAGGCGCTGAGATGAACACTCTGCTTGAAATCCTCAGACAGACGGGGCTCGCGGGAATAGCCGTAATCGCGATCTGGTTCGCTATCCGAAAAGATCGGCAGGTAACCCGGCTATATGATCGTCTAGAGGCAAAGACAGAAAAGTATCTGGCGAAGTACACTTCGCTATCCACCGAGCTGAACGAGACGATAGCGGCGCTGACCGATGCCGTCGGAGAAGGGGAGTGATCCAATGTGGTGGCCCTGGAGTTTCCTGCGTAAGCGTTCCAATAGCGACGACGGTGACGGCGACGCCGAAGACTTCCCGGATCGTTACGAGAATCACGGCATGAAAGTGCGGGGCGAGCGCGCGAAGCAGTGTCATCGCCATGACAGCAAGAGCAAGATGTGCCTCGACGACATCGACGCGCAGATCCAGAAATTAAAAACTTTGAAAAACAAGATCTGCTCACGCAATAACCGCGATAAGAGAAAGGTATGCGAGGATGAAGGCTGACAAGAGTAGCTCCGAAATCGTTATCCGAATCGGAGAAAAGGATATCCGGATTCCGTTCCCGCTGGAGATCGCGCGGGAGAAAAATCCGGAAGCGTTGGCTGGCGAGATACTCTCCTTCGGCCTCGCGCTCGCGGGAGCACGCGAGCAGGAGATCCTGATCGATGCCGAGTATCGACAGTGGCGAGCTGTGTATTCCAGCGCGCTGCTAGATCGGGATCGGAAAATTTCCGAGTGGAAGATCCGCAGTCAACTGGAAGCAACCGAGGAATTTATGCGCTTCAAGCAAGGCCAGGCCTTGGTCATCCGGAACGTGCTCATGCTCCAGGCCGTGATCGACGCCTACCAGGCGAGGCTGGACTCCTTGACCTGATAGCCCTCCCCATCCCCCTCCAAATCATAATCCTACGCATCAGAAATACCTACGTAATATTAGTGGTTTACAAATCACCTCATTTCGCCGGATCACCAGAGAGAAGCACCAGAATGCCTCTGTTCGCGATAGGCCGAAAAACGCTACAGATATCAGGTACATACTGAATCGATAGCGGCGCCCACAGCGCGCGCGTTTCGGTCGATGAATAGTAGACTATGCCTCGATCCGAAACAGAGGCTCACGCGGCCTGTAAACGCTTCGAAAAACTATGTAATAATTTCGTATATGGTAAAATACTGCATAGCAGCTAAGTTCAGTGAAATCATTACATAAGTGAAAAGCTTGCATAGGTGTGTGTCTAAATGGGGACAGTGAGCGCCGCATAAGTCATTGATTCTACACAGATTTGCTACGGCACGTTATTTGCAGTAATAATAAACCGAGATGACACGGACAAGCAAAAAAACTCAAATTGCAGGCGGCGGCGGGGACACTCACGTGTCATCTCACCCCGTCGTCGTCTGCATGTCGTGCGGCCGGGCCGAAGGCCGCCGCGAGGCTTTTCGCCGGATCCTTAGAGAAGACGGGAGTACGGCGGGATGGCTCTGCGGTGACTGCGCTCCGCGGTGCGAGCTGGATCTGTACCGCGAGGACGGGCTGGACGACGACGAGGAGGAGTCATGACGATCACGGCGAAATATCGAGGGACCTGCCGAGTGTGCGGCGGCGCGATCAGCGTCGGTGACCGGATCGAGTGGAGCAAGAGCGGCGGTGCTCGGCACGTAGACTGCGCCGGATCGAGTACGACCACCCGCGCTCCCCGCCGGCGTTCAGCAGAGACGAAAAACTGCTGGGAGTGCGGCCGGAATTTCACATTTTCCGACATGACCCCGGATGGGGAATGGTCGGATAGCTACTGCGGGTGCTGACCGAGTGCCCCAGACTTTGCGCCCTGGAGGGCGCGGGAGGTGTACGATGGCGAAATCAAGATGTGACAAATGTGGTGACGAGATCTTGGACATCGATGCCGGGTTTTCTCCCGGTCTACAAGAGATGCACTGTCCGTGTGGGGGGCGATGGACAGTGGTCCCCGCAGATGGCACATGTGCGTATTGCGGGGAGCTGTGGCTCTCCACAGATGAGGGCTGGGAATGCCCTCGTTGCGGCGCGGTGTGATGGTCATCCGCGCGAAATATAGCGGTGTTTGCGCCGACTGCGGAGAGGAGATCGCGGTCGGTGCGGAGATCGAGTGGAGCCGTGGCCAGCCCGCACGGCACGTGTCGTGCCCGCAGACCGCGCCACAGGACGGCCCGGAGCTGTCTGACGAAGAGAAGGGCGCGGCCGATGGAGTGGAGAGCTTCCTCTGCGTGCTGGCCCCTGTGGCGCGGATCGTGCTGGACGGTGATCGCTACGTCTGCCGCTGTGACTACGATCACCGTGAGATTCCGAAACAGGCCGGATTCCGGTGGGATCGCGACAAGAAGCGGTGGTGGACCTCTGATCGCGCTATCGCTGTCCGGCTGATACAGTACGCTGTCGATGCCGTGCGAGATCGGCTATCCGAGACTGAGCAGGCTGTCGAGCAGTCCAGAGCCGCTGACGCAGAGATCGACGTGCCCGCGCCAGAGGGGCTGGAGTATCTGCCATTTCAGCGCGCTGGAATCGCCTATGCGATGGCGCGAGAATCGACACTCCTGGCCGATACCATGGGACTTGGTAAGACGATCCAGGCTCTTGGCGTCATTAATGCCAGTCCTGAAATTCGGACGGTGCTGGTCATCGTCCCCGCCAGCCTCCGGATCAACTGGCGGCGCGAGGCGGAGAAGTGGCTGGTCCGGGAATTCCGGATCCACGTCGTCGAGAACGGCAACCCGATCCCGGACGACGCCCAGATCGTGATCTGCAATTATGATCGCGTGAAGGGCAAGGTTTTTGACGCGCTGATGGCGCGGGAGTGGGATCTCTTGATCGTGGACGAGGCCCACAAGGTAAAATCTCAGAAAGCACAGCGGACGAAGCGCGTGCTCGGAGTGCCGCCCCGCAAGAAGGACGATGAGCGCAAGCCCGGTCTGGTCGACCGCTGCAAGCGCAAGCTCTTTCTTACGGGGACGCCCCTCCTGAATCGGCCGATTGAGATCCAGCCCGTGCTGGCGGCGATGCTGCCGAGCGAGTTTGGAAACTTCTTTCGCTTCGCGAAACGCTACTGCGACGCGCAGCAGAATCGATTCGGCTGGTCCTTCAGCGGCGCGTCTCATCTCGACGAGCTACAGGCGCGGCTCCGGGCGCTGGTGATGGTGAGGCGGTTGAAAAAAGACGTGCTCTCAGAGCTGCCGGCGAAGCGACGCCAGGTGGTCGAGCTGGCGCCGAATGGCGCTGGCGCGGCAGTGCGCGCGGAGCAGAAGGCCTTCCGTCAGCACGAGGACCGGCTGGCCGAGCTACGGGACGAGGCTGACCTCGCGCACGCGGCGGGGGATGACAAATCGTACCGGGCCGCGGTCGGGAAACTGAGCGAGGCGGCGAAGGCAGCCTTCACCGAGATCTCGAAACTGCGGCACGCCGTGGCCGTGGCCAAGATCCCGGCCGTCATTGACCACATCGACGGCGCGCTAGAATCCGGCGTCGAGAAGATCGTGGCCTTCGCGCACCACAAGGACGTGATCGCGGCGCTGGCCGAGCACTACGGCGACAGCGCCGTGCGGCTGACCGGAGACACGAGCCAAGCCGATCGGCAGACCGCGGTGGATCGATTCCAGAGTGATTCGGCGGTGAAGGTTTTCATCGGGTCGATCACGGCCGCTGGCGTAGGGCTCACTCTCACGGCAGCCAGCCATGTGGTATTCGCGGAGCTGGATTGGGTGCCGGCGAATGTGACGCAGGCTGAGGACCGGACGCACCGGATCGGTCAGACCGAGTCGGTGCTCGTGCAGCACCTGGTGGTGGACGGCAGCCTCGACGCAAGGATGGCCCACGTCCTGGTCGAGAAACAGGAGGTGGCCGACGCTGCGCTGGACAACTCGACCGACATCGTGGTACCGACCGATGATCGGAAGCGTGCGGCGCGGCCGAAGAGTTACCCGAAAGCCACGGACGCTCAGCGAGAGGCCGCAGCGAAAGGTCTACAGATGCTAGCTGAAGGTTGTGACGGCGCGCGGGCGCTGGACGGCTGCGGATTCAACAAGATCGACACCAGAGTGGGCAAGGAACTGGCCGAGAAATCATTGACCGATCCGCTGACCGATGGCCAGGTCTGGCTGGCTCGTAGGATTTTGCCGAAATACCACAGACAGATCGGCGAGAAGTTGATCGCCGAACTGAAAGGAGTCTCGAAATGAAAATCAGATATTGGATTCGAGAGGCGGATGGCCGAGAATGCGAAGACGAAATGGGCAATCAGTGGTGGGAATGCCTCCGAGCAGAGTGCGACTGTGAGGGGATCGTGGTGCGTCATGGTACCGTCCCGAGTGCGGAGGAGCGCACAGAGGCAGAATACGTCCGAGAGGAGGTGTGAGATGGTCAGGACCATATTGGATCTCCGCGTCCCGCAGCCAGGACGCGAGGCAGACTACGGAGTACCGGAGTGCATTATCCCGGCGGTTGATCAATTATATATAGATCGAAACACTTGTTCGGACGCCGATGTGGAGATCATCGATAATGCGATCCTGCGGCTTCTGGAGCCGTGGATTCGCCCTGCGGAATGACTGCGATTGCCACATGCCGCGTCCGCTGCAGTGGGCACATGCACCGGATAGAACTTGACGGGCGAGGACGCCTGCACTTCCCGGATCATGCCAGAGGGTGGCTAAGTCGAGAGGAGGCGTTGGTCCAGTTGGATGGCGCAGGTTGCCGGTGTTGGGAGGTGCTGAATCTGTGGCGGGTTGCGTGCAGGACGCAACTACACAGTTCAGAACTGCCGAGCATGCTCACGGACAGTGCGATAGTTGCTGGCAATAAGCACAAGAGGCGACGAGCGGAAAGAAATCGCAGACCGCCACCTACTTTCCACGGTCAAATGGGCCAGCGTGCGACGAACCGGGCTCGCGGAGTTATGATATCAGCAGACTACCGCGAGGGCGGTTCTAGTTGGGTGGAAAATTCCGGCAGGTGTAGCGTTGAAGTCGATTGGGAAGTGAACTTCGGCTCGGCATCTGCGACCGTGGAAAAAGTATGGCACGAGAAAAAGCCTTGGTCTGCCCAGCAGATAACGTGGAATCTGATCGTGCAACCCGCAAGGTTTTTGATGGCTCAGCATAAACTCGGTCGACACGTAACGGAGCGTGGCGAAAATCGTGTTGTGCTAGAGATCTTAAACGAATACGAAGAACGTGATTGCCGAGCGAAGCACAAGGTGCCAGCAAATGCCTTACTGATCCGCGCAGTGCGCCAAGGCAAGGGCTACGATGTGTACGATTGCACTGCGATAATACGCCCGCCGGAGGCGGGCAAGCGACAGGGACTACGTTGGCGATTGACGCGCTGGCTGGATTGAGCCCCGATGATAAGTTTCGACATTCAATGTAAGAATAAAGGAGATCGCGAATGAATACCCAAGCCCTGCAAATCGCTGTACTGACGAGGACTCCCGTGCTCATCTGGGGACCGCCCGGAGTGGGCAAGACGGAAACAGTCAAGGCGCTGATCTCAGCGATGAAGCTGCATAGCGAGATCGTGATCGCGTCTATCCGCGAGCCGTCGGACTTCGGTGGACTGCCATATCTGGAAATCGATGGCGTCAAGCTCGCGCCGCCAGACTGGGCGAAGCGTCTAGCGGCGGTAGGAGACGGTGTTCTAGTATTTGACGAGATCAACTCGTGCAGCCCGGCAACAATGCAAGCCCTGCTCCGCGTGGTGCTGGAGCGAGTGGTCGGAGATTGCAAGCTGCCTCCGGATCTGGCCGTGATCGCGATGGCGAATCCACCGGAGAGATCCAGCGGCAAATGGGACTTGACTCCGGAGCTGGCCAACCGATTCCTGCATCTGCAGTTTCACCTCGATGCCCAAGCGTGGGCAGAGGGCATGATCGCGGGTTGGCCTGCCCCGAAGATCAACCAGCTCCCGGTGAACTGGGAACGATCTACGCCGCAGTCCAGATCTCTCGTGGCTGCATTCATTCACCACCGGCCTGGTCTCCTGCTCCAGCAGCCGACAGACGAAAGCGCTGCTGGTCGTGCATGGCCTAGCCCCAGAAGTTGGGAGATGGCCGCGCGCCTGATTGCCGCGTGCATAGCTGGCGGTGTCAACGGCGAGGTACGTACTGAATTATTATCTGGATCCGTTGGCGAGGCCGCGGCCCTGGAATATTTCGCATGGGTGGAAGAACAAGATCTCCCCGATCCTCTGAAGCTGTTGGAAGATCCGGATTCGGAGAGATTGCCCGAGCGTGGGGATCGACTTTTCGCGGCACTCGGGGCAGTGGTGGCCATGATCGCCAGCGCGAAGAGTGAGGGAAAGAAGCGGGCGCAGATCAACCGCTGGAACGCTGGCTGGCGCGTGCTTGCGCGTGCGGCGAAGATCCAGCTCGATGTTACGACGAGTGCCGCGCGTGGGCTCGCGAGCCTCCGTCCCCAGGGTGCGGAGGCTCCGGAGGAAGCTCGGATCTTCACGGATATTCTTAAACTGGCGAAGGGTGCGGCATGAGCGATGCGGAAACAAAGTTGATGGCCGCGAGGCTCGCCGCGGCGGAAAAACGGCCGTACCTCGCTGTCGCGCTCTGGGCTCTCAGCCAGGTAAAGAGTGATCGCGTTGGGAAGCTTGGCGTGGATCAGCACTGGCGCCTGTACTACGACCCGGAATTCGTTTCCGCGCAGACCACGACACACCTTGCCGGGATCTGGATCCACGAGGTCTGGCACCTGCTGCGCGAGCATCCGGAGCGTGCGAAGCGTGCGGGTGTAGGACGCGCGGAGCGCAGTCGTTGGGGTTTGGCCGTAGACTGCGAGATCAACGACGATCTGGTTCGCGAGGAGATCTCTCTACCGGATCCGCTGCTTCCAGATCATTTCGGTTTCCCGCGCGATCTGCTGGCGGAAGAATACTATCATCGACTGGTCGGGGCAGATAGTAGCTCGGTATCTGGTGGCGGCGACGCTGGCGCTATTTGCGACGGCGCGGCTTCGGGGTCGCAGCCTCCCGCGTCCTCTTCGGCTACGAGTTCGGCTGGCGACGGCAGCGGGCAATCGCAGGGCACACCGGACACCGAGCTGCCCCGGCCAGGCGCTGGAAACTGCGGATCGTGCGCGCACGGACAGCCGGAGCCGTGGGAGCTTCCACCGTCTGGTAGCAAGGTTCCATCAGTCAAGCCCGCGGAAGCCGGGCTGATACGCCGTGAGGTTGCCCGGCAAGTGCGCGAGTACGCGAAGAGCAGGGGCAGCATGCCCGCTGGCGTTCGCCGCTGGGCCGAGGAGTTGCTCGAGCCTCCGCGAGTGGACTGGCGAAAGCAACTCGCTGGCGCGGTGCGTTCCTCGCTGTCGCACGTTGCTGGTTGCGTGGACTACTCTTATTCTCGTCCGAGTCGGAGGCAGGCCGCGAGCCGCAACGGGATCATTTTTCCAGCCATGCGTAGACCACAGCCAGAGGTCCTGGTGGTGGGTGATACCTCGGGGAGCATGTCGGGGCACGACCTTGGTATCGTGATCCGGGAACTGCGCGGAGTACTCCGCACCGTCGGGCACGCCAGAACCAAGTTCATGCCCTGCGACGCCGCAGCAGCCGCTGCAAGCCAAGTTGCCTCCGCACGCGATGTGGATCTGATCGGAGGTGGTGGTACGGATATGCGCGAGGCGCTGAAAGCCGCTGAGAAGTTGTGGCCGCGCCCGGACATCGCGATTATTTTAACAGATGGATTTACCCCTTACCCAGAGGAGAAGCCGCGCGGGTTCAAAGTCATCGTGGCACTCGTGGGCGAGGATCGAAACACTGACGACGTGCCCGAATGGGCGCGGAAGGTGATCGTGGACTGATGTCAATCAAAGACAACAATTGGAAAGTGCTGGAGATCGCATTCGAACGATTGCGAGCAGCAGAAGCTCGCTTCCACTTTCCAACCACTCCGCATGTTCCGCTCGGAAGGCCACGGGTCTTCAAGATCGGAAGGCTCTACTGGCCGGTGCGCGGAGGCGCACCCGGATCTCTGGTCCCGTGTTCGCTCGCAGACATTCCGTGGCCAAATAATGTTAGAACTGTCTATCTCACTCCGCTCCCTTTCGAAGAGGCAATTTCTTCGTTGCTCAATTGGACCGGTGACCAGCCACGTCGGGTCTGGCGGATGATCCGGCAGATCAACGCCGTGATTGCGTGGTGTGAGAAGCGAGCAGAGGGAAGACGCCGTGCCGCACTTGAAATCCTGCGCCAGCAACAAAAGTGGATTGATAAGATCGTAGCGGAAGTCACGCTGGAGAGACTGGCCAAAGGGACAATGTTCGTCCCGAAAGCTGATGAGATGAATCAAGACTTCAGTGAGATGAACCGAGAGAAAGTACGCCGAGCCTTTCGTTTTCCACCCCCAAAACATCCTGGTAATGAAAACGAAGAGGATCCGGACGTACCATTCTAAAGAAAGGAGAAAACTGATGATGTGCGGAATTCCGTTTTCAGCATGGGGAGAAATGATCCCCGAGTCACTTGCAATGATGGTAGCAACTCTACTGAGAAAGACGCAACAACTTGAGAAAGAAGTTGAGCGGTTGAAGGGCAAGACCGATGGATTCACCAGAGAGATCAAAGAAAGGATCGAGGATAATAATAATCTCAGAAAGCGCGTCGCTGAACTGAATGAGGAGTTAAGGAAAACTAAACTCGCACAGAATAAGAAAAGAAGCAAGAAGACTCTGTAGTTAGAAAGGAGGTATCCACCATGGGACGAGTAAAAAAATGCCGGATCTGCGGCAAGGTACTTTTCTGCCAAAAGTGCGGTACACGGCAGTCGCCTGAGACTCCGGACCGCACGAAGTTCACCATGCTGCTAACGGATGAGGACCGGGAGAAGCTGAAGAAGAAGGCAGCGAAGATGGGCAAGACCGTGGCAGCGCTGATCCGGGAAACGCTGCTCAGCAAATCGAGGACTGACTGACAGAGAAAGAGAAAAAAGGCGGGGATCAAGGGTTCGTTTCTCCCACCTTTTTTTTGGAAGGTGACATTAACTCACTATTAACGGCGGTCAGCGTGACACGAAGACCCCCCTTCCTGTCACACCTCCTCACAGACGATTTTCATTCTGTGGGAGCTTTCAAGAAAATCGAAAAAAAAGATCTTGACAAGGTATTCTAGCCCTGCTAGGCTGCCGTTCAATGCTCGCGGGAAATCCAGAAAAGTTGAAGTTCGAGTTGCAGCCCTTCTCTAACAAGGCCTGGGCGCTCGTCCCCGCGAGCAAATTGCCTGGGTCGACGGGGGCGAGGCTGCAACTCGTTTTTTTTTGTCAGACCAAGATGTTACTCTATTGCTCGGAGGTAAGACATGTCATTGACGTTGGAGCAGAAAGAATTCCGCCGTCGCGGCGTATCCGCGAGCGACATCCCAGCTATTTGCGGGCTCAGTCCGTGGAAGAGCCCGATCAGGGTCTGGGAGGAAAAAGTTCAGGAGCCAGAGGAAGACGAGGAGGCTACGGTCGATCAGGAGCGCGGGAATGAACTAGAAGACGCACTCCTGAATTGGATGGGCCGGCGGACAGAAACCAAGATATTTCATAACACTGGGAAGAAAGCGATCACTTTCCAGAACCCGAAACATGAACTGGTCTTAGCTACGCCAGATGGACTGGCGTTCGACGGCGAGTTGCCTCGGGATTTCTCGGAGTTACGCGAGAAAGCGTCGGAAGCCGTGTGCGTGGCCGAGGTCAAGAGCCCGGGGCCATTCACTGCCCGCGACTGGATAAGCCCACTGGAAGTTTCCGATGGAGTTCCAGAATACTACCTCCCACAGGTGCAATGGCAGATGGGCGCACTGGAAAAACAGGAGGGGCTCGTAGGTCCGCTTATCGGCCGGGACCTCTGGGTCTACCGCCTGAGTTTCAATCCCGAGATGTTCGATCTGCTGCTGGCCAAGACCGAGAAATTCTGGGAGTACGTGATAAAGCAGGAGCCTCCGCCCATCGACGGGTCCAAGGATTTCGCCGCTTATCTCGCAAAGACCCACCCAAGGCATTCTACCGAAAACTTACGGCAATCAAATTCAGAGATAGATGTTGCTGCCGTAAAATTGCAGGAAGCCAGGGACGCGATCAAGAGTATGGAGGAGGTGACGCGTTTTCAGGAGAACACGATCAAGGAATTCATCGGTGATTCCTCCGGCGTTTCCGGACACTGGGGAAAGATACTCTGGCGGCTAAGCAAGGACCGCGAGTCATGGGATGCCAATGGAATGGCCGAATGGTTCCGTCAGAATAAGCCAGAGGCATTGGAAAAATTCAGGAAAGTTTCGCCTGGTTCTAGGCCTTTCAAACCCTATTTCAAATAGAGGAGAAATAATCATGACAGAAGAACAAACCAATGGACCGGAGATCGAGATCATCCCAGCCGCAGACGCCGGAGTCATTGCCCAGATTTCGCGCAGCGAGTTCGACATGCAGGTGGCCACAGCCAAGGCCTACCCCAGAAACATCGAGCAGGTAAAACAGGACATGGAAAACCTGGCCTGCCTGAACAAAGAAGTAGCGGAATCATGCTTCTACGCCTACAAGCGAGGTGGCAAGCTCATCGAGGGGGCCAGCGTCAGACTCGCCGAGATCGCTATGTCAAGTTGGGGCAACATTCGGTGCCAGACGAGGATTGTCGAAGAGGGTAAAAAATACGTCACGGCACAAGCGACTGCGTGGGACATGCAGAAGAACGTCCTATTCCAGCGAGAAGTCCGGCGTCGAATCACGGATCGGAGTGGCAACCGCTACTCTGACGACATGATCACGATGACAGGAAATGCCGCGGCCATGATCTCTTACAGGAACGTTGTCTTCGTGATCGTTAGCCGCTCCATTGTGGATGAGGTATACGCAAAGGCTCGGAAGGTGGCTTTCGGGGACGCGAAGGCCATCGCGTATTCCAGAGGCGTCATGCTCGACACCTTCCATAAACTCGGCGTTGACACAGAAAGTCTGCTTGCCTCGTTGGAGATCCAAAGCACGGAGGAAATAGGGGCCGTCGAGCTCTCGAAGTTGCGCGGTGTGTTCAACGCCATTCGCGAAGGTTCTGTGAAGATCGAGGTCGCCTTCCCACCCGTGGGAGATGCGCCGGAAACGCAGAGAGGCTCCAGGACGGCTTCGGTCATGGACAAGCTACGGGGGAAAGGGGGACAAACACCGAAGGCCGCTGAGAGTGTTCCTACGTCTCCAGAGCCCACCTCTGCCCCGAGTGCCATGCCGGAAACCGTGCAAACGGGACCGAGTGAGGAACAGAGCCCCGCGACAGCTCCCCGGACGGAGCTGGAGCCAGGCGCCGCCGCTGGCAGCAAAAAGAAGGAGCGTCTTGTGGAGATCGAGCGCCGCGCCGACGATGCTGGCATAGCACCGGAGCAAATCGCGGAGTGGAAGGAGGGCCTGAATATCCACGATGGTCAGCTCCGATCCCAGTCAGCGAAACGGCTGGACAACCTTGACGCCATGCTCCTGGACTGGATCGCTGATCATGCGCCGAAACCGGAGGCAATGGAAGAGAGTGCGCCGCCGGAACAAGAAAAATCCAAGAGCGTGGTGGTGCACCTAGCGAAGGAGATCGTGGATAGTACCCTTGAGCGAATAAGCGGGCTCATCGGCTGGGACGACGAGGAGGAGGCAAGAAAGTGGATGGAACGCGTGCTCGGCGAAGGCGAATCAATGCCGGATGTTTACGGCATGACCGCGGTGCAGGCCTCCCGGCTAGAAAGAATCCTGGACAAGCGGGAAACGGACTTAGCTGGGGATGGGGAGTGAGAAAAAAAAAGTGCTTGACATCGGTTTCGGTGGGTGGTACCAAAGGCAACATGGCACGTCGTCACAAACCAACTACAGATAGAAGTGGCCCCATTCGTTGGTGATGCCTTGTGGCGTCGTGCCAACTGGCGGATGGGGTTTTTTTTGAGGTAGTGCATTGGAAGACTTCAGGATAAGCACTACATGGCGCAGACACCGAAAACGAAAGCGGCTCCGAAAGCTGCTAGGTGCCGATGGGGTCCTTGCCCTTGAGGATCTCTGGTCATTTGCTGCCGAGATGCGGACGGATGGAATCTTAGAGAACATGACAGCTCTGGACATGGCCGACGAAGTGGACTACCCAGGGGATGCGGAAGCCATGCTAAAGGTCTTTGTCGACCTGCGGTTGATGGATTCTCCGGATGGCGAGTGTCCTCATTTCAGATTCCACGATTGGGACGAACACCAGCGGTGGATTGTCGGACATAAGGAAAGATCTGAACGTGCCCGGCAAGCTGCTCTACAAAAACACTATGGAAATCAAAGGTCCGCTATGCCCGCTGCATGCGATAAGCACGCGACGAGCATGCTAGCAGCATGCGTCGGGTATGCCCCGTCTCCATCTCCGTTTCCGTTTCCGGATCCAGATCCGGATCCAGATCCAGATCTTAAAAGAAAGAATAGTACACAACAAAAAAAACGTACACGGAACGATTTCACCAAAAAAGAGCAGATCGCCATTCTGATTCAGGAAGGCATCTCAGACCAAACAGCAAAAGACTTTGTGACACTCCGGATGGGGAAACATGCCAAACTGACACAGAGGGCTATAGAAGGGCTAAAGCGAGAGGCCAAGAAAGCGGGCAGGACGTTGGAAGAAGTGCTGGCAGAGTGCTGTATGATGGGCTGGCAGGGATTTAAAGCCTCGTGGGGGGAGAAGGAAAGAAAAAAATCAAAAGCGAAAGAACCAGACTACTCCAAAGTCGACTACGGAAAGAGTAGGAAGTTATGAAAAAACTATCGCAGTCCGAAGAGTTCAGCGCTGGTATGCGAATCAAAAACATCGACCAGACCATGAAGGACTTTGGCATTGCCAAGCGTTTTGTCAACCGCACTCTGGACAACTACGAGGCGAAAACAGATGGGCAGAAACACGCGCTGGGCACAGCTAGAGAAATAGCCGAGACGGTGGGCAATTCCAGACCCAGAAATGCGATCTTCACTGGTCGACCCGGCACCGGCAAGAACCATCTCGTAGCTGGCATCACCCGCGAGCTAATCCTGGCCAAGAAAATTGTAGTCGCATCCACCATGATCAAAATGATCCAACACTTTCGCTCCGCCTGGAACCATGGCGCGGAAGAGTCTGAAAAGGAAGTCTACGAGAAATATACTCTGGCCGATCTGCTCATCCTGGACGAAGTTGGCACCCAGTACGGGACCGATAGCGAACATATAATCATCTTCGACATTCTCAACGAACGGTACGGTTCTGAACTATCCAGTCTGCTGGTGTCCAATCTGGGCATGACAGAGCTACGCGACTACGTAAGCGAGCGACTGATAGATCGGCTAAAAGAGGACGGTTGCGATATAGTAGTATTCGATTGGCAGAGCTATAGAGGTACGCCAAGAGACAGAAAGGTTCCAGAGTGATCGACTTCGATTTCAAGTTACCGACAGACGAGGAGAAGAGAAAGGCCTGGTGGGAGGGGTTCGAGAAGGCCGCGCGCATGGGCGCCAAGGCTACGGGAAAAACACCGGAGGAAGAAGAAGCGTTCATCGACGGACTGAGAAGAAAGTTCGTGATCAAGATCCGCGAATCAGAAGACAGGAAGAAGGACTACGATAAACTTGAAAGGGAGGCGCTGAAAGATGGCTAACAAATCTCAGACCAAGAAAGTGAAGCACGAGTGTCCGGTTAAATTGACTGACCCTGAGATGGTGGAGCGCGCCGGAACGCTCGGGAAGCTGTTCGAGGAGCTGGGCGAGACGGAGGAAGCGGCGAAGAAGTCGGCGAAGGATCATCGCGCCAAGATCAAGGATCTGAAGGAACGGCTCGACAAGCTATCAGACATCGTGCGCTCAAAACGTGAGTTCAGGGAGATCGAATGCTACGAGGAGCAAGACTTCGACAAGGGCGTGGTGGTGATCTTCCGCTGCGATACGAACGAGCGCGTGCATGCCCGTGCGTTGAAGGACGAAGACCGGCAGGCGAATATCTGATCCGGTCGGAAATGGGAGTGAAAGCGATGTCGAAAATATTAAGTCTTAGAGCCGAGAACGTAAAGAAGTTGAAGGCCATACATATCGAACCAGACGGTAGTCCGGTGGTCGTTATCGCGGGGAAGAACGGCCAAGGAAAATCTAGCGCTTTGGATTCGATCGCTTATGCCTTTGCTGGGAAATCCGCGCAGTGTGCCCGCCCCGTCCGCGAAGGGGAGGATAAGGCAACGATTGTCTGTGAAACAGATGACTTGGTGGTAAGGCGAGTCATCAACGCTAATGGCGGGGGAACGCTCGTGGTGAGCAACAGGGAGGGGCTGAAATATAGCTCACCGCAGAAAGTGCTTGATGCACTAGTCGGCGAGTTGACTTTCGATCCTCTGGAGTTCTCCCGTATGGAGGCCGATAAACAACTCGCTACTCTGAAGCAGCTCGCTGGGCTGGACTTCGCCAAGCAAGACAACCAACGGGCCAGTCTGTACGCGCAGCGCACCGAGACCAACCGGGAAATCAAGAGGCTCAAGGCGCTGCTGCTGGATGCGGGAGACTTCAGCGATACCCCGAGTGAACCAGCTAACGTCGATGAGCTAGCTGCCGAGATCGATAGGATCAACCGTAGCAACAACGAGCGGGAACGAACGAAACGCGAGCACACCATCGCCAAGTCAAGAGTCGAAACCCTGACAAAGGATTTGGAACAAGCGCGGCAAGATCTTAAGGAGTTGGGCGGTAAACTGGAGCCTATCGAGGATCCAGCTCCGCTGGTCAAGAGGATGAAGGACGCCCATGAAATCAGCATGAGGATCCGGCTAAAAGAAGAGAACATGGAGAAGAAGAAGGAACTCGAAACGCTGCAGGCCGCTGCAGAAGGGTTCACCGCAGAGATACAACTATTCGACGAGCTGAAGCAGAAGAAAATCAAAGGGGCGCGGTTTCCTGTCGAGGGTCTTGGCTTGAACGACGATGGTGTCACTTATCAGGGGATCCCATTCGAGCAGGCCAGTACTTCAGAGCGTATCCGTGTATCGGTAGCGATGGGATTAGCGATGAATCCCAAGTTGAGTGTTTTGCTAATCCGTAACGGCAACGATCTGGACGCCGATAATCTGGAACTGGTCTGGAAGATGGCGGCCGAAGCCGATGCTCAGGTGTGGCTTGAGCGGATTGACGCTACCGGAGATGTGGCAGTTGTGATCGAGGATGGGTTGGCCGTTGGACCATGAGCGGTTGTCTTGCAATAGACCCGGGGAAACGCGCTGGCTGGGCATTGTACTACGAAGGCTGCATAAAGCGCAGCGGCGTGGTGGACGGTGACGAAACCGAAAAGATCCTCAACGTGCTCAAGAAATACTCGTTCGTCAAGACTCTGGTGATTGAGGATCAATTCATTGCGACGACCATTACGCACAAAGGCCAGCGCAAGCCCCGCAACCCGAAAGGGATCAAGACTCTGCTCTACCGCCGGTACCTCTGGGAGATCTTGGCCAAGCTGCGCGGGATGGAGATCGTTGTGGTCAATCCCGCAACTTGGCAAGCGTACTACATGCTGAAGCGTGGGGACAAGGAAGGGATCAAGAAGCTGGCGCGTATCTTCCGCGGGCAGGAAGTGGAAGACGACGAAGCGGATGCGGTGCTCGTCGCTCAGTGGTGGGCTTACGTGTGGAGGAATTGTTAAACTTTCGACTTGACATTACCATTTGAGTGGTCTATGGTACGAAACGATGACGATCCTGGCAAATTCTCAAACCAGTTCCGCTGATCCCCCTTGGTCGGGGCTCCTTGCCAAGATCGTCACCCGGCCAAGTGGGGAGAGGCGGTTTAGGATCTTCAATGGCTAAAGTAACGACGAAGACTAAGTTATCAAAACCTGAACGGATGATCCGCTACTTCCAGCGGAAACGGAACACAGGTAGAGCCATCGGCCGCCGAAGGCTGGAAAAAGAATTCGGTCGTCGCGGGCGTAGCCTATCCTCGTTGTTGTCCAGGGCGCGGAAGCTGTGTCCAGAGGGCTGGCGCATCCGCACCGAGATCATAACAGACGATACCGGATTGCGATGGTCATTTTTCCGATACTGCCATACCGTCGATTTTTTTCAGGACAAGGTCTTTTCAGCTTGACATCGCTAATCGAATGATTTAGGATTCAAAACGATGCCCACGGTGATCCAAAAAAAAGTCGCGCATCAACTCTCCGAGTCTGCATGTCAAGCTCGGGAACTTTGTGCCACCAGCCCCTCTCAGCCGGGTTCCACTACCGTGGGCATCGGCCCGGTTGAGAGGGGTGGAGTGGCTTAGGAACGAGGTGCATAAATGGATCCCAAGACCGGCGAGATTAAGAAATTCTCGGATGCCAAGGAAATACCACGGGGCTGGCTGCCTATACCATCGGTAGGCACGCAGGTTGAGATCACCTGGGTTCGAAAACTTCCTGGCAGTGCGAGGCGGACAGAACGCAGTAGCTGGATCGTGGCGCACGTCGAGAACGAAAAACCTGGCCGGATCATACTCCAGCCGGTGATAGGACAGTGAGCATGAACGGCGAGATACAGAGCTGCGACGAATACGCGGTTGTTGAACTCTTTGGTCACGGCACCATCGCGGGCAAAGTGACTGGCCAGACGATCGGTGCGTGCAGCTTCGTGCGCGTGGATGTGGACTCTGGAAACGAAACTCCGGGCTATACCTCGCTGCTGGGCCAGAACGCGATTTTCAGGTTGACGATCGTGGACGAAGCAACAGCCAAGGTGGCCGCAGCTAAGTACTGCCCGCATCCCATGGTTGTCTGGAGCATCGATCGCTTTGTGGACCAACAGCGAAAACGGTTACAGCCAGAGCCCGAAGACGACGAGTACGAGGAAGAGAGGTACTGGTCGCCATGAAAGACCGAGGCATTATGTTCCGGGATAACCTGATACTCGAAATCCTAGATGGGGTTAAGACCGTCACCCGGCGCCTGAACCGATCATGGCTGAAGACTAAGAAAGGACGCAGGCTCTATATCCAAGAAGCCTGGCGTCCGCTCCAGTGTCAGGAGGGTACGGGAAGTTATGGTCGTCACACTGTTCGCGGGATCGTCGAGTATCGAGTTCACCAAGGACACAAACTAAAAACGAAACTGATCTACCCGTGCGGAGAAACACCACACAACTTCTCAAAGTATTATTGGTCGACCAGACCCGGAGGCGATCATGGACCATGGCGATCACCTATGTTCATGTTCAAGAAATACGCACGTATCTGGCTGCGCGCAACCGAGGACGCGAGGCTTGAGCATTTGCACGATATAACGGAGGAAGAGGCGAAAGCAGAAGGAGTGCGGCTCATCGTAAACCAAAACAAAAAACCGATGATTCCAGTAACCGCGCGCTATGTGCCGAAGGATTGGACATTCCGCGAATTCTTTTTTTCCCTGTGGGCTGAACTACACCGCAAACCAGGAGAGCGAGTCGAGGACAATCCAGAGTTAGTCAGAATGGCTTTCAAACTGGAGGAGGTAAAATGATTTACGAGATCATCAATCCGAATGGTGCGAGTAGAGGAGCGCATGACCGATCATAGTTGGAGAAAGCAGGAGCGCGAGAAGCGGATCGAGCGGATTGCTGATCTGCTTCGTGGTGATCACTCGCTGACCAATGTGCAGCTCATGGAACGCGGGTTCAGATCCGGGCAGATCGAAGAAGCGAGGCAACGAACGGGAGTCAGACCTCCCCAATCGGTTTTGTTAACGCGGGAGGAAATGGATGGTGCAGCATGAAGAGGTGCGGTTCAGAGGAGGGAAAATGAAGAAGCTACGTTGCACGGTCACGGACGTGATTTCCTGGGAACCCTGCGGGCTACACTATCCAGCGGAAGGTCCTTACAATGAAAAGTACATCCGAGAGATGTTCGGTCGGCGGAAATACCTGACCGCCCTGGAAATTTTGTGGGTGGTGCTTCGTGAGGAGATGATTCCGGCCCCGATCCTACACGAGTTTGCGTGCTGGTGCGCCGAGTGGGCGCTGAAGCGAGAGCGCAAGGCCGGGCGTGAGCCGGACAAGCGGAGCTGGGACGCGATCCGCGTGAAGCGCGCTTGGTTGTGCGGGGCTGCTACCAACGAGGAGTTGGCGGAGGCGGAGGCGGAGGCGGAGGCGGCGGAGGCGTTGGCGGAGGCGAGGGCGGCGGCGGTTGCGGCGGCCCTGGCGGCGGCTCCGGCCCTGGAGGAGGACCCGGCGGCGATGGCGGCGATTTGGGCGGCGAGGGCGGCGAGGGCGACGGTGGAGGATGCGGACGCCGCCAGGGACGCCGCCAACAGAACATTTTGCCGGAAGCTGATCCGGATGCTGGAGGGAACCGGCGGGCTGGATCCTTCCCCGCCGCGGGGGAGGAATTGATGGCCGGTAAAGATAAAAGTTGTCGAAAGCGTGAACGCGAGTCGAAGATTGAGCGGATTGCCGTTCTGATCCAGAGCGATCCTTCTCTTGACAACGTGCAGCTCATGGAGCGCGGATTCAAGTCCGGCCAGATCGCAGAGGCCAGGAAGCGGACAGGAATACCAAGTGAACGGCTAATCTGGCTTCTGAGAAAAAACAGGTACATGTACCTGTCGGAACTCGCGGAAGCCTTGGGGGTTCGGGCCAAGACGGTCAGCACCTACGTGGCCCAGGCCCGGCGGCTACTGATCGGGATAAGTACGATCTGGACCACGGTGGAGAGCGATGGGTTGCTCAGCCATACCAGCTACCGACTGGAAAACGACGGTCAACAGGAGATGAGGATATGAAAATCTATATTGCTAGCAGTTGGGCTAACAGTGTTGGCGAACTGCTGGAAGTTATCGACGGGACGAAGAAATGCCAACCTACATAGTCACTTGCCCGGAGTGTGGGCGCAAGAACAAGACGCGCTGGATCTGGGCGGATGAATTACCCCCTGGAGGAGTCGCGCCCGTCGAGTGTGATTGCGGCTACATGATTCTTTCAGAGAGCGAGGGGAATCCCCGCCTAGCATTCAGGAGGGAGGAGTCATGAGCCAGACCAAGATCGAATGGGCGAAGAAACACATTGTTCGCTTCTGGACGATCTACGTGAAGAGATCAGGCGGGAAACAGAAAAGGAGTGAGTGATGGGAGACGACCCAAAAATGAGCATAGTCGACTGGTGCGCGGAGGAGGCCGAGCGCAGGTCGGAGGATCCTGGGCTCCGCGACGGACTGAATCACGCGCACGACTACATGGTGTTCTTGGCCCGCAGTCTGGATCGAGCCCGCACTGCCTTGAACGAAGAACAGCGAACCTTGAGATCCATCGAGGAGGCGGCCGCCAAACATAACTACGATCCCGAATCTGAAACCTTGGTAGAATGGATCGAGAACGTGGAGCGAAAGTTGGCCACCGCGGTGGATATGGCCGCGCACTGGAAAAGAAGATACCAGGAGAAGATCTACGCGAACGACTGAGGTAAATGATGGACAGCTTCATAAAATCAGATAGTCTGTACATGAATCCTGCGGAAGCCGCACTCTTCAAGCGCCTGCGTTCGCGCGGTGAGATTACCTTCTTCGGCTGCGATCGCTGCGCGGTATGTGGCGCGGAGATTCCGAAACCGAAGCGCTACTGTAACAAGAAATGCTACGATCAGTACGCCAAGGCATGCGAGAGCATAGCGCTCTTTCTGTCAAGCCTTGGCGACTATTAACCCACAGGGAAGGAGAAACTATCATGGCACGATGGGCATGGAACGTGAATCTGAAGCCGCTGCAAGGTAGGCACATGAACATCGAGACGAAGGACGGCGTTTACTTGTCCGGTGAGTTCACTGGCACGAAGGAATCCCATTTCGAACTGGATGGACGGGAAGTGAACTGTGTACAGGAACTACAGCTTGACAACGATCCGGAGAAGGTCGTTGACGTTGCGCGAATCGTACGCGCGGAGGTCGTAAGGGAATGAGAACTAAGTACTGGAACTGCAGGCTCTATGATCGCAAAACCATGTACTCCGGCGTTGGTCGTACGGCAAAGGAGGCGAAAGAAGACGCGCTGCGCGTCGCGGAGAAGCATCTTGGGCGAAAGGTCGGCCTCGATGACTTCCGGATCGACGTGAAGCAGTTCATCGGACCTCAACCGCGTTCGTTGCGGAAGAAAGCAAAGCGCGAGCCGAGCAAGTGAAGTCATGAGCGGAGCCAACAAAAAAACCTGGTGGATGATCGGGAAAATTGACTCCACCGATCCGCTAGATTCTCTCGGGTATCGGGGGACCTTGATGCTGTACCCAGAACGCAAGATGGCGATGTCTGACTATCTGCTTCTACTCGCTCCTGGGAGCAGAAAGGACTACGGCGTTGTGCCCGTGGAACTGATTGTCGCGCAGGAAGAGGAGGAGCGGCAAAGTTGACTTGCGGCGATTGCAAAGCATGGAAAGATACCATGATTGAGGACGATGGGTTTGAGCATAATTACGGGACCCACACTGAGGGTGGTAAACGAATACAGATAGGCGTGTGTTCCACAACTAGTAAGGTCCGCATTGAGGATGACGAGGTCTGCGACGAATTTACGCCGAAGCTGGGACAAGGAAGGCTGTTCTAGTGGTGGGAGGATGGAAACGGACCGTACTTTTTTTTGCCAGAAGCTGATCCGGAGGCTGGAGGGAAAATGAAGAAGCTACGTTGCACGGTCACGGATGTGATTTCTTGGAAACCCTGCGGTTTGCGCAAGCAGACGCATGGACCCTACAACGAGAGATATATCCGAGAGCTGTTTGGCAGGAAGAAGTATCTAACCGCCCTGGAAATTTTGCGAATGCGGCGAGTACCGATTGTGGATCGGTTCTGGGTGGTGCTTGGGTGGTGCTTCGTGAGGAGATGATTCCGGCCCCGATCCTACACGAGTTTGCGTGCTGGTGCGCCGAGTGGGCGCTGAAGCGAGAGCGCAAGGCCGGGCGTGAGCCGGACAAGCGGAGTTGGGACGCGATCCGCGTGAAGCGCGCTTGGTTGCGAGGCGAGGCTACAGATGAAGAGTTGGCCGCCGCCGGGGTCCTCGGGGCAGTTGTCGCCGCCAGGGCCGCCGGGGACGCCGCCTGGGCCGCCGCCGCCGGGGACGCCGCCAGGGCCGCCGGGGACGCCGCCGGGTACGCCGCCAGGTACGCCAGGGCCGCCGGGTACGCCAGGGCCGCCGGCCACGCCGCCAACAGAACATTTTGCCGGAAGCTGATCCGGA